CCAAACACCTAATGTTGGATGAATATTCTTGATAAAAACATCAACAGAAGTTAAAAATATACCAACCTCTTCTGAAGGGGCTTTAACAAAGAAAGAATATGCCATACAAGAGGGACCAAAGATATCAACAGTTTGTTTACTTGCTAATGATGACTCTTTTGATTCTGATGTTTTCGTTTTACGAATTTGTTTTGTTGAAAGAATTGTATTTTGTTTTTGTGCGTTTAGTCCTGATGCGACAAAATACGATTTAGCATATGAAGTCGCATCACTAGCATTAGTTAGACTATCTGTAATAATAATTTCTTTTTCACCAATTCTAAATCTTTTTCCAGATGCAGGAATTCTTAATTTTCCATAAAGCATCCCATAAGAATTTGTTTTCCATTCATGACCTTCAGCATAATATAAAGGTGATGGAGTTAATGTAGCAGAATCATCAATGATCGCTGGAGCCAAATAACTAGACATATCTTCACCATCAAAATATGTGTAATATGTTGTATTAGCTTTCAATCCTTGCACATAAACTTCGATAGTTTGTGGACGAATGTATGGTACAATAGAAACATCAGTAACAAAAGAACCAATTTCTTGTTGTATTTTATCTGATGATACTGTTGTCTGTATACCAGTTCTAGTAGAGATTTCTCCTTGATTGTCAACTGTTTCTATATAACCTCTTACTATATTATTAGCAACTTGTTGTGCAGAAGCATAACTATCAAAACTACCTATAAGTGTAGCTGAACGTAGATCATTAGATCTGTCTCCATAATTTCTAGAATATACATTATATTTTGTTGTTCCAGTTATATATTTTTGCCATGAATTCCATTCAGTTGATAAAACAGTTCCTGCTGGAATATCATTACCAAATTCTATAACCCTATCTATGGTTGCATCATCAACCCAAACATCAATGTCTGGTGTCATTGTTATTTTACCAATAAATCTAAAAACACTCTGCTCAATATTTCTGAATGTTGTTGCTTTTGATTGTTCTAATAATATTGATTCTGTGTACGGTAGTGTTATCAAATTGCCAGTTTTTGTGACGTTAGTACTATTTAAAAGGTTATAATCATAACCAAAAGATTCCATTTCAAAAAATGGTCTAATAACACCTTCTTCTTTATCAACACAAATTTTATAATCGATGTTATAAGTAGCACCTAAAGAATGATCTAAGAAACCATCAACAAAGAAACCATTTTTAAACCTATCTAATCCATTTGTGTCTAAAATTAACAAATCAATAGCACTTTTTTCTAATAATGAAAGCGCATTATAATATTCAAGATTTTCAATACGTTGTTTTAATACCCCAATATCACGCATTGTATGTCTTTTATATGTAATTTTATTTACAGTGACACCTTCTGATTCTTTTGCTAAAGATCTAGCATATGTTGATGAAAGTGATGGATATGGTGGAATGTAAAGATTAGCTATTCCCATAACATTTTCAGAAACAGGTGGGGTCACTGGATATATTGAAGGAACACCACGAATAATTTCAAAATTTCCTAGGTAATCAGAAACTACAACATCCCTACGAGAAATATAATATGAATAATCACATAAAATTTGACTTGATGGATATGGTATTCTTAGCCCAGAAATATCTTTGTTAAATGTGTCGGTAGTTGATGGATTAACAGTAGCACCAGAAACTGTGTATGAATCTGTTGCTGTATTCAATTTTACTGGACGAAAATCTATATAGTTTCTTAAATTATAAATAGCGCCATTGTATGAAGATTTATATACTGGAATTTGATGCGTAAATATAGTAGAAGACGAAACTGTGGTATCATTAATTGGATATGAATCTATAGAGAAAAACCCAAAACCAGCAGAAAAATCTGGTTTAAAATAATCTAATTCAATTAATAATTTATCTGTTAAAGAAAGTCCTAGAGAAGATTTAGCTGTAATGGTAGCAAGATCATACATATCATCGCGTTGTCCATTATCAATATCAAAACTTGTTGTTACTAATGATCCTTGAGCATTAGTAGTAAAAGCGGCAGTATGTTTTCTAATTTGTTTGATTTGATAAACATCTGACACACCAAGATTTATTGGTGCGGTTAATGATGATAATGCTGCACAATTAATTTGAACATATATGCTAGGTATTAATGTCTTTTTTACCTCTTTAGCAGAACTTCTAGTTATATTATAAGAAACATTAGCAGATAAAGTTGAAGGAAAAGTTTCTTTCAAATCAAAAGACAACACTTTATTAGTTGTAGCTGTTATGGTTTTGTCGGTTCCACTATCAACACCTTTATTTGTTAATTTAATGATATCCCCTAAAAGATATTTTTTCGTTAACGACCCATTAGTGAAGGAAGCAGAAAATGTTTCTGTTATAGTTAAATTAGTATTATTAGCAATACTAGCAACAGTATATGTGTTAGCAATATTAGAAACTGCAATTCTATCACCGACATTTAATCTAGTAAAAAATGTTGATGTACCAACTAATGTGCTTCCACTAATTGTCCCAACTGCAAGTCCGGGAATTGTATTTGATGATGCTGCATTTAGAGAAAGGGTAATGCCAGTTTTATCTAATGAAGACAACAAAGAACCACCACTTCCATAAGAATGTGTTTCGTTTGTTGGTGATACTGTTGCTGTAAACGTTCCAGCAGCAGAAATTGTCACTTGATCTGTTCTTTTAAATGAAAATGTAGTATCTGATGTTGAATCGTCTGTTGTTCTAATTTTTCTTATGGCTGAAGCACCAACTGGATATAATAATCCGTTACTTATAGAATCACTTAAAACAGCAGTGTTAGAAGTTGCTGCTGTATCAGCAAAGAAACCTGATTGATATACAGAATTTACATTAGAAAATATATTTGTGCCTATCATTTTTATATCAAATAGATATAATTTATATTGACCATCAGAATCATATTCGAATGCTTTTACTTTAGCCTCACCAATTTTTGTTCCTGATGGTACTGTTGTGCTTGCTATTCTATTTCTAACTCTAGCCTCTGCTAAATTATATAAACCAACAACTTGACCAACATCAAGTAAAGGAGAACCCATTACCTGATTTACTAAAATATAATTTCCATTTTTTGCAGAAATGATTTCAGAATTGACACGTAAATAATCAGAACTTTTATCAGTTTCAATATATTTTGTTACTCTATTATTTACTTCATATCCTTTGATATAAGCCACTCCGGGTTCTATACCAATAGCTAGAGAATTAACATTACCGGATGGTAATGATAAATATCCCTCATTAGAACCAGTATCCAAGTGTTCACGAATACGAACACCAAAACCATTTACAACATAATCACCAGATTCGTCGTATGTTCTTTTAGCAAATTCGTCATATATTCTAGAATAAGCTGTTCTTTCTTTTAGTTCAACTACATCACCATTAACTATAGAGAATAAAACAGAAAAATCTGGTAAACTAGTTTCTTCGGCTATATCAACTTTGGTTAAAGTTAAATATACTTGTAAACGATCACCACCGGGCGCAGAATAGTTATATGATCCTAATGCTGGATCTAATAATGACGGATCTTGATTAGGACTTATGATGCTTTCTAAACTAGAAAATCCAATTTTACAAGTTGGAGTGCTACTAATTGGGTCTAGTACAATATTTTGTTTTTCAAAATTAACAAAAAAACCTCTTGAAAAGGCTACACCCTCATCAATAGAAAATAATGAGCCTTTTCCTGTTGGGGATATTGATGCTACTGTATATGTAATTGGTGCTAAATCTGTTTCTACTCTCAATTGTTCAGAAACTGTAAATAAAGAAGAAGACGCCCCAGAAGTTGTATATCGAACCATTAACACATCACTATCATAACCCCAATCAGACTTATACCCAATATCAACAACATAAGCTTTAACACCACTAGAAACACCAACCAAAATTGTTCCTATTAAATCTGATAGAGTAGTGTTCGTTACATCAGTAGCTTCTGTAATTTTAACATAATCAACTTTAGTGTCAATATTGAATTGTCCACCCAAAACAATACCACCATCTTTAAAAATATGTTTACCGAATTTTTCAATTTGATTTTGAAGCTGAGATTGTATTTGTGTTAATTCTCTCGCTTGAACAGCATAACCGGGACGAAATAAAATTCTTTGAAAATTCTTCGTTTCGTCAAAATCATCGTAGTACGGATTTAAATTGAAATTGATATTTGATGACATTTATTTACCTTAAAACTTTATTATGAATTTAATTTCTTCTGCTTGACCATCACTTCTACTTATAGCGGATACATTATCGACATATAATATGTCTCCTGTATATGGTTGAAATTCTGGTGTTTTGTATGAAACTACGGGTCTTGATATAACACTTCCTTTTAGGACAGATCCAACATCTATGGTTCCATAAGTATTTATTAACTTTACAACGGTGCTTGTTTGTGACAATACATAGCCAGTAAAATATGGTGAAGATTGACTTCCTTGATATACATATTCAAATTGAGTATAATTAGATCCGGTCGCTACTGTAACATCTAAAGTTTGTGATATTACACTATTTGCAGACGTATACACAACATCTTCAAATTCTCCGTATATATGAGGATTTACTAATAAACCATATTGCCTAAAAGCATAATCAGTAGACAATATACCACCTTCTGTAGAGTCAACATCACCTATACGCTTAACAATCATAACATTAGATGATAATAACTCAATCGATGGAACGTAACCATGTCCATTTTTTACAGATAAAACTGCTCTTGCGTTAGCTACATTACTAGTTGCTGTGCCATAGATAGATACATTTACTTTTGAATAATTTGAACCATCCGAGATAATTAATATTTTTTGTAGTGTATTTCCAGATAACACTGCTGATGCGGATAAATCTTTACCATCACCATCGATAGAAATTCTTGTTAAAATATCAAATGTATTACCAGAAGAAGTAGTTGGATATGATAAATAAATTTTATTTTCAAATGATGATACGTTAGTTATATATGTTCCATTAATAATACCAGTGCCAGAAACCTCCATATTTTCTATCATATTTATAGTATTCGGAACTGATAGATATGATTGACCTGAAGAAAAAGGTGTAGTGATTGTTGTGTGTACATACCCACTTCCACCATGAGTTACTATAATTAAATTTACACTTCCATCAACAAGACTAGATTCGTTCATATCATAATCAGTGGAAGTTGTTGACATATCAATAGCAGATGGTACAGGAATATAATCAAGTGTTAAAAATTTATTAGAAGCTTTTATATTATAAAGATATTTCCAAACATAACTGTCAGGTGTTTTAATAAAACCATTAGCTGAAGTGTATGTCCCGGTTGGTTCAATTGTAGAGTTTGCTGATAAATTGTTTGACAAACATTTATAAACATTTCCTTCTGAATTATAAACATACATCGCTTCTTGATTTTTGTCAATATCAGCAACAACCAAATCTGATAATAAGGCAATATCATCATATTGTTGATATACTTTATTTGCTGTCCAATTTAATCTAGGCGAAACTATTTCTAAATCAGAATAGTTTATCAATTTAGCAGCAATCATTTCATTCCAAATACTTTTTTCATCCTGTACTGTACAAGAAATACTATCAATATTTGAAGTGTTTGCCCACTCCAAAGGTTTACCTATAAACACGTATCCTGTGTTGTATATATTAGTAAATCCTAAAGAATCTTTAAAAGTTTTAGCTAAGTATGTTTTATTTTTTGCTGATGTGTAATTTGTTGTCATAATAGCTTATTTATGCGATTAAATTGATAAATTGGTTATTTGCTGTGTTTATAAATGCACTACTTACATTTAAGGATGTATTACTTGTTATAGAAGAAACCGTCTTAATTTCATTATTCACTATAATTGTCACTGGATTTATAAGGACAAACTTTGTGTTTGTTCCTTGTACCACAACAGAACCACTAGTAATATTTACTGTTCCAGACAATTGTTTTGTATTTGATGATGAAATAATAATATTTGTATTTGTGTTAACTTCATTAGCTTTTATAAATCTACTAAAAAGCTTTAATCCAGAAGGGTGTAAAAGATTTTTTAGAATTGATTTGTATTTTGAAAATTCCACTTGCGATGATAAAACATATGTAAAATCTACAAAATAATCTCTACCCTGTAAAACCATATCCTCATTTGAAAGCTTTCCATCAGAAGTTGTCCATCTTCCGGGGATGTTTAAATAAGCATTTCTTAAATTAGCAGATAAAATAGCACCACCATCACCAAAGCTGCTCATATTTATAGTTGGATTTGATGCATAATTATATCCAGAATCAACTAATTTCACAGATAAAATTTGTCCAACATTTTTATTTGTTGTTCCAGCTATTATATTTTCATAGTCTCCGAGAGTTTTAGCAATATTAATCATAGCATTGGTTCCAGTGGTGGAAGTTAGTGTTATGATTGTGTTTCCTTGATAAGATATACCACCACTATTAATTTTTATTTTTGTAATTCCACCAGTAACTGATACATTTGAGACTTGTAAATTTGCACTTTGACCAGTATATAAACCAGTGTTCGCAAAAGTTAAATATTGACCAATTTGGTAATTTTGACCAGCATTTAATATATCAACTTTTCCAATAATACCAAAAGAATTTAGCGATAGATTACCAACAACTGTTGAAGGGATAGCATTTATTTGTTGATTGTTTCTAGAACCAATTGTAGAAGAATTTATTTTCCAATTAGTTATCGAACCTAAATTGCTTATAGTAGTATTTAAAAATCTTGTAGATATTGTCGAATCAATATCACTGAATGCGGCATTACTAGAAGTTTTTAATATTCCGTTAAGCCCAACATAGATACTTAATCCAAGACCGCTAGTGATACTATTCAAACCAGTAGTTGTATTAGAAATTTTTGCTGTCCAATTATTAGCATTTGATGAAGTTCCTAAAGCCCCAGAAGTTCCAACATATACATAAATTCCATTTGTATAATTTAAACCAGTTATAGTTGTTACTGTCGCAGAAGTTCTCAGAGTCCAATCTATAGCATTAGTGGAAGATCCTAAAAGACCATTAGGACCACCATAAACATAGATTCCGTTACCATATGTTAATGTGGTTATTTGTGTAGTAGTTCCAGATGTTCTTAAAGTCCAGCTAGTAGCGTTTACAGAAGAACCTAAAACACCACCATTACCAGCATACACATAAATTCCATTACCATACGTTAAAGCAAATAATATAGAAACTGTTCCAGAAGTTCTCAAAGTCCAGTTAGTAGCATTTACAGAAGAACCTAAAACACCACCATTACCAGCATACACATAAATTCCATTACCATACGTTAAAGCATTTATTGGAGAAACTGTTCCAGAAGTTCTCAAAGTCCAATCTGATGAATTTATAGAAGAACCTAAAACACCACTAGAGCCACCATAAACATAGATACTATTGCCATATGTCAAAGCATACAACACACCAACTGAACCAGAAGTTCTTAAAGACCAATTTGCGGCATTTGTGGAAGAACCTAAAACACCACCAAGACCACTGTATATAAAAACACCATTTCCATATGTTGTAGCATATAATGTTGATACAGTTCCAGATGTTCTAGTCACCCAATCACCAGAAGAAATAGCCCCAGAAAAATTAAAATTTTGTGCGCTAAGTGAGGTGTTGGCATAAGTTGATATTAAATCAATATTTAAAGTTGCTGTATTTGGTGTAACATCACCAGTAGTATCAACTGTTAATACCTTAGCATCGAAATATGTGTTATCATATCCAACAGCTTCAATTATATTATTGGCTTGAAATCCAACACCACCATCTGAAATAGTTAAATATTCTATATTTCCAATCGCAACACTATCAACAATAGCTGTGGCGTTTTTTGATAGTGAGTCGTTTGTTCCACCACTAATAATAACCGGATCACCAACATTATAATAAGCACCACCATCTATAATTTGAACAGACCCAATATCAGAAAATGTTTGTAGATATATTGGAATATCTTCTAATCCTTTATAAACAATTTTTAATGTCTCTCCAGCATTAAAACTTCCAATAATATTTTTTGTGTTTAAAAATAATTCGAAATAATTAAATGAAAAATTATTATTTCTTCCAACCTTTTCTATAATTGCTGTTGCGCCTGATGTTAAAGAAGTGATTAAACTATTTGTTAAAACCTCAACATTAAGTGTAATATATTCTATTTTTATTAAAGAGTTTAGCGGTGGAATGTTATCTAAAACTATTTTTTTGGATTCTTTTCTAAAACTATAATTGGTGATTAATACTCCATCAACATAAACATAAACATCAGAAGAATTTAATATTTCTGGTAAATAATATGTTTTTTTTACTCCGTCGCTTACATATTCACTATAATATATTGGCATCACTCTCAACACATTTTCTTTCGACCACTTACCAGCCGATGCTCTTAATATATTATCGCTTGGATGACTCATTACAACTTCCGTGTCAAACAACATTCTAAAAAGAAGCATATAAGATTTTTCAGATCCTTTTGACAATAATAAAGGCATCACGTTTTTAATAATAATATCTTTACTAATTGCTGTATCTTTTGGTATAAACGGAAGAAAACTATTAAAAAAGTGGTCTTCAAATGTATGTAAAGAATCATCTATGTCCGAAGAAAGTTCCATAGACACATCAACATCAGAAATATTTCTTAAAGTTTTAGCAAGCCCATAATTATTATTGTCTAAAAATTCATAATATGCTTCTAAAAATAGAACGAAATTTGGATAATCATCACGAACAAAATCTGGTACTTGACGATTAATAAGTAGAGAGGTCTTTTTATTAGTGGACATTATTTCACTGCTTGTAAATCTATAGTAATTGATGAGGAATCACCACTATCTATTGATATTATATTATTTTTTGTTGTTTGAATAATTCCACTTTTAACTGCACAATTAATTCGAACATAACCATCAGTAGAACTTACTTGTAATATATTAATATCATTTAATTGAACAATTCCATTTGTATAATCGATAGTACCAACTAAATTATCAACAACTTGGCGAACACTATTAACATCATAATATACCAATCTTAATTGACCGAATGACGCATCTATTTTAGCTAAAGCAGTTGCACTATTTCCACCACCACCAGAAAAAGTAACAATAGCTTTATTATAATCCATACCGGGATTAGTAACAGTTACTCCAGTAAGTTTTCCACGATATATTGTAGCGACTGCTGATGCTCCTATACCATCACCAGTTATAGTTACTATAGGTGCTGTTGTATAATTTGCTCCAGCATCTACTATTTCTATAGAATTTACACCAGTGGTAGACTTTGGTATTTCTTCAATAATAACATTTCTTAAAATTCCGTTATTGTCATAAACACTAAATTCTGTTGTTGTCAATTTATTTTTCTGACTTTGGATTAATGGTATACCAAAATCAATAGTATAATTATTATTGCTTTCTAAAGTTGGGTCAAATCGTTTTTGAGCATACACAAATGTATCACAACCAACAATAGAATTCAAATCAACATTAGTGATATATTCTTGTAATTTAGAAATAACAAATCTAGAACCAAATTTATTCAAATATGTTTGTTTATATAAAAGAATGGCTTCTTTTATTTTATTTTTTAAGGCATCATTAGATAGTGATGTTTTATCTTTGTTATATTCCACATATGAACTAGTTAATATGTAAAGAAATTCTGGATTTCTTATTTCAGTTTTAACCGTCATCATAACTTTTGGGTTAATAATTTCATCAATAATTCTTGTTTTTTCTATTTCGGAAATATAATAACCATCTTTTGGTTTTAAAGAAATAAAAACTTTTCCATATATTGGTGGATATTCTTCATCACCGCCCCAAACAGATATAGAATCAATATCTGGATAACTTTTTCTTATATACAATTCATAATCTTTAGCAGTAACAATTCTATTTTGGCTTAAATATTGTAGTGGAGCATTATATTTAATTTCATCAACAGTTTCATTAATACCACCACCCTCTGCTGCTGTTACTGGAGTTACGAGTATATTTGTATAATTTTTATTATATGTTTCAGAAGATGATTCTGATAATTTTTCTACAGCAGTAAGGGTTGCTGTAGCTATAAAATTATTAGCTTTGTTTGCAGCAGTTGAATTTGTTACTACATAAGATAAATATATAACATTACCATCACCCAATCTATTTCCTAATACATCATCTCCAAAATAAATTTCATAATTACCTTTTAATCCTTCTTGGATAAAGTATACATTACCATTAGATTCAACATCTAATTCGTCATTAATTAGACTGTAAACAGTTATATTTGTGTTTGCGATTGATGGTGAAACAGAAACCATTAGGGTAGACATATCTATATTTAAGTCTGGGATTGTGTATATTTGTTTTGGATTTTGTTGTCTATTATGTACGAACATATAGTTATTCATTTGTCCTTCATGAATTGCTAGATTATCAAAATAATAATTGTTACCAGACTTTGTTGAAATTGTATCATTTAAAACAATGAATCTATATGAATTTCCGTCTATTTGATCAGAAAGAAACCCATATCCTCTGGGAATAGTCAACACACCACTAAGACTATCTGTTGTTGGTACTACAACATTTATAGTTGCTACCGCAGCAGTTTTTGAATGAGGTCTATATCCTAGTGTTTTGGCATGAGACACAACCGATTCTCTAAGTACAGCAGTATCCAAGAAAGCTTCATTGGACACCATATTAAGATAATATGCTTGATAATGTGTGTTATATGCCAATAAATCTAATAATACACTTAATCCTGAACCATCAAAATCATAATCAACAAATTCTGATTGTTGTTGTAAAAATGACTTTAAATTGTTTTTGATAGTATCAAAGTCTAACTCTGCTATTTTGATTCGGTCTGCCATATTATCTTAATCGTTCCAAAAAGAAATTTAATGTTACTAAGTTATGATTGTTTATTAGATAAAATTCTAAAGTTAAATTATATCTATGTTCGTCTGGTGATGCTTTTGCTGTTACTTTTTTAATCTGTACTCTAGGCTCAAAATTAGTAATAGTATCTTCTACTTCTTTTTCTAATTGTGCCGCAACTAAAGTATCAATATTTTCGAATAACAATCTTCTTATATTACTACCAATATCTGGTTGAAATGGTCTTTCGTAATGATTTGTTAATACTAAATTTTTTATAGAATTTAGTATAGCATATTCGTTTAAATATTTTGTTATATCCTTTTTAACAGGATGAGCAGTAAAATTCAAATCTAAATCTGAAAAATTTGCTTTTGTTTGTATTGTTATTTCTGCCATATGACTATTTATTAATCCCCAATAAAGACTGTGTGAGAACCTTCAACCATTTTATCTGGACCATTTGATTCACTATCGTCATCATGATCACCAATTCTAACCGCACCATTTATACCATTATTTAAATTAATGGTTCTGCCGTTAATTTTCATATCACCATCAGAAATTACTGTATATGAACCAGCAACATGTTCATAATAATTTCCACCAACACCAACTTTAACATCACCATCCACATTTATATACGCATCTTTTTGTACATGTATTTCTGCATCTTTTTGTACTGTTATGAAACATTTACCCATAATATAAATGTGATCATCTTTCATAACAATTTGAAAGTTGTCTCTGGTAATTTTTTCGACTTTATCACCATTTGGATACCATTCTTGAAAAGATCCATTTCTATGTGCTAAATGAATTCTCTCTTTTCCAAAAGTATCATCCAATTCAAAATGATGCCCAGATTCAGTTTCGTTCACATTATTATACGGATATAATGTGTCATATTTTGTTAGTGGTTCATCCCAAGTTGTGTTTACTACCTTAACACCTTTAACTACTTTGTCTTTACGTTCTTGTATAAATGTTTTAGTAATAGTTTCTGGATCATTCCTTGCCATTCTTGGAGTAGTTGGTTCGTCTAATTTATCAGAATGCGTGTATAATTCAGCAGTAGATTTTTCAATAATAACAATACCAGAACCATCAGTATTATAGGTTTTACTTGCAGGAAATCTAGGTGCTTTAGCTAAAATTTCGGGTGTTCTTGAATCATTAAAAGCTTTTGTGCTATCAGGTGCTTCTAATGGAATTCCGGGAAGAACACCAAGCATAATAGGATTTTGAGCCTTTTCACCATCAGTAAAAAACCCAAAAACCATGTCACCCTCTCTTGGTGCATATGGATGTATATTATTAACTGGATTTGATGACATTGCCCACGGTAACATATTGGTTGGTAAATCCATTTTATTATCAGAATGCCAACCAACACAACGAACTCTACAACGACCAAGTTTTAAAGGGTCTTGTTTATCTTCAACTATACCCATCCACCAAGTAAATCCATTTTTACCAGCAAACTCAATCCTATCTTGATTATCCATAATTTTTAATTTCCTCAGTTTGTTTCATAGTTCCTTGTTCAACTCTATCGGACATAGTAGAAGTTGTTGCTATTTCTAAAACTGTTTCATGTTTATCATATTTAATAATTTGTCTTGATGCTATTATGATATATTTACCATTAATAGATTCGTCACTATTACTATCATTTGTACCAGTTTCTTTTTCTGAAAAATTTGGAGCCTTTAATTTAACATTAAATCCAGAAGATAATTGAAAATTACCGGGCATGACTAATTTAATTCTACGACTCATTAAATTTTGTAATAGTGCGGTTCTTTGAAAAATATAATTTTCTGTGTCATCTGCTTTTAATATAGATTCTGGGTCATTTTTTTTAACATAATTACTATTTTTTAATGATGTATTAAATGTACTAACAACCTTTTTAGTGTCAAACATCTCAATGTTTTTCTTTGTTTCTCTATTAGGTATTTCTGAAAGATTTGGTGTTTTATTAGCATGTTTCATTTTATCATAATGGTCATAATAACCAATATTTTTAAAATCAATTTTTCTGTTTAATGGATCAAATCCAATAAATTTACCAGCCTCTACACCAGATCTTGTTCGTTCTGTAGAATTTCTTTGATCTATTATTTCCAAATATCTAGCGCCACATAATTCAGAAATAAGTTTGTCTTTTTCAAGATTTTTTACTTTAAAATTTATATCCAAAATATGGTCTAGTGTCAATAAATTAGATAATCTTGCAAAATTAAAACCAACTTTATTTTGAAAGAACATATAATTTGGTGATTGGTAATCGTCAACTGCTCTTTTTGCACACCATTCTATTGCTGCTAATGGACGTAAATTTGGTATAACTAATTTTCTAATTCCCATCGAAGTATCAAAAATTCCATCAAGTTCGTTTGTGGGTATTTTTAAATATTTTTCCATTATTTTTTTGACAATTTCGGTATATGTCATATCATACGATTGATTTATTCTTTGTTGGTCAGAATATAATAATTCATCAGCAACAAAATGTAGAATATATTTTTCACTTCCTTGATTTTGATTTTGTCTTCCGGTTTGTTTATATATTCTAAATGCTTGTTTAAATGATGCTCTATCATCATCTAAAAATTTAACAATTTCAATTTTTATAGCTTCTGATCCATCAAATTTTAATTCTTCAGAAAGTCCTATAGCATCAGTTAATAAAATATTACCACTAGATACTGGAGAAAAAATAGAATCAAATAGGTTTAACTCTTCATATATGTTTCTAATATCAACTGTGTCTCCATCTTTTTTAATAATTTCCATTTTTTTGATATGGAAATCCGTCGATTCTCTAATTTCTGCCATTATACAAAAACCTCTTTTAATTGTTCTTCGACCATATCAACAAATTCTGGTTTTAGTAATTTAATAACTCTTTTAGCTTCATTTTCTTGCTGTTCATATTCAAAATATGATATTGTTTCTGTTGTGATAGTCTCTGTTATACCATACCCATCATGTAATAAATATGTCATTACTGATGTTCCTGTCACATAATGTTCTTGTGCTGTTATGTTTAATTTATTTACCAACTCTGTTCCATCATAATCAAGTTTTGTTGTAATTATTTTATAATATGAATGAATATTATTAACATTTTTTGCCCATGACAATCCACCAAGATGTTGATATTTTTTATCCACATATCTATTTAATAAACTTTCTGACATAGGCCAATCAAATTGTGGATCAACAATATCATTAAATAATAATATTATCCAATGTTTTTCTGAATGACCATAATATTTATGAGCAATTATTTCTGGTGTGTCTCCTTCTTGCACCGAATATTCATAAAATGTTACTGCATTTTCTTTTAATTGTGGTTGAAAAGTAAATCTTGATGTTATATTTGTTACAATATCAAGTGCTTTACTTTTTGTAAATGGATTACTATAAAAAGTTTTTGGATAATAATTGAAATATTTAGCCATTGTTAACCTTATTATATATTTGAACCCAAAAAATCTTCTTTTGTTAAATAAGTAGTTTCTTGGAAATTTAATGTCATTACAATACAAACTGGCATACCAGTTTTACCTAATGATGGACGATCTTCGTTTGGTGATTCATATGCACTAAAACCATCAGGAGCATAATCTACATTAATGCTTGTCAAAATACAAGTAGCAAATGATGGTAAATTTGGATTTATTTGTCCACCATAATACATTCTAATTTCAAATTCTGATGGTGGTACTAAGAATGCTTTTGATGATCCTTGGGCAAATTCTGGTGCTTGGTGAAACCTAAATCTTCCAATAATGTTTTGTACCTGTAAAGCTTCTTTAGAATCTCTTGGATAAAATTTAAACTCAAACGTAAATTTTCTAAATTGCGGTGAACTATAGATCATTTCCAACATTGGGTTTTGTACTTGTCCCGTAAGTTTTTGAAATCCCAATTTAGCAGAATTTGAACCAGCAATATTCGATGCCGTACCATTTGATGCTGCACGACCAGCTTCCAACACAGCAGTTTTTACTACAGAATCAAAAATACCAGCCCCACCATTTTTTTGATACCCTTCCATTGCCGATATACCAGCACCAGCAATTTTTCCACCTAATTCAGAACCAACATTCGCATTATCATAAGATTGATCATAAGAATACATTAATGTATCAGGCATATATAAAGCAATAGCATCTTGTGATAATTTTGTTACCTTTATTGCTTGAACACTGCCGCCAGTTAATGATTTAATAGAATTACTAATTTCTGTTTGTGTTGATTGTTGACCAGCAGATGGTAATTTAGTCATTCTTGATATTAAGCTAGAAACTCCAGATGGTAAAGCAGAACTAATAGAAGATGCTAAACTATTTAATAAAGACCCACCAAAACCTCCAGCCGCAGGAACAGCAACTCCACCAGTTGTTGGAAACCCTCCGGGGCTACTGTTTATAGCACCTTCACTTCCATCTTGTGTGGCATATTTTGTTTTTGATTGTTTTCTAATATAGAAAATCATGTAATGACCTTTGTCATATTGCCCAATATCTGAAGGATATTTGTAAGTTGTGTTTGGGTATGGACTAATTACTAAATTTTGTAATGGACCCCTAATAGTTGCTCCTTTTTCAAATGAAATATCAGCAAAACCGAACAGTGACATAAATACCTCTTATAAACTTAATTAAATTACCTATATACTATTTATGTCATATAAAGGAACGTTCACACCAAAATCACCTAAAAAATATAATGGTGACTCAACTAACATAATATATCGTTCAAATTGGGAACTTAGAGTTATGAAATGGCTTGATGATCATAAAGATGTTATTTGGTGGTCTTCAGAAGAATTATTTGTTCGTTATATGTCACCAGTTGATAACAAAATACACAAATATTATCCAGATTTTGTTTTAAGAGTTAAAGACAAAACTGGAAAAGAGTCAACTCATATGTGGGAAGTCAAACCATATAAACAAACTCTAAAACCAACCCAACAGAAAAGAACAAAAAAGTTCATTCAAGAAGCTGCTACCTATGCTATTAATCAGGAAAAATGGAGAGCAGCAGAATTGTTTTGTCTGGAGCAAGGATGGAAGTTTGGTTTAATTACAGAAAAAGACTTAGGAATATAAGACCTAAATAGTATATGGCAAATAAAAGATTATTAGACAGAATTAAAGACGAACTCGCAAAAGAGGGAATGGTTGCACGTACAAATGCATCTAGAGAATGGTTACGAAAAAAAGTTAAAGAAGTTAATATGCCCGGTGGAGCTAAAAAGGCATTTGTCAACCAATCAAAATTGTCAATGTCTTCTGCTGAATTTCTTCGTGAATTATCTTCTGGCGAAACAAAGATGTATTTCTATTTTTATGACCCAAAAACAAAAGATGTTTTACCATATTATGACACATTCCCATTGATAATCCCTCTTGATTTTATGCCATCATCAAAATCCGCTTCAAAAAAAGAACCCGGATTTTTGGGATTGAATCTCCATTATATACACCCAAAATATAGAATGGAATTATTGGATAAAATAGATTCTATTAACAAATTAACAAATAAAAATTATGATAAAACAACAAAGTTAAAAATGACATATGCTGTTTTAAAAAATTATAAAAGTTTATTTGAAGCAACCCCATGTATTAAACATTATCTTTTTAATCATGTGCGATCTAAATTTTTACCAATATCTGCTGACGAATGGGATATTGTATGCACTCTACCATTCCAACAATTTAAGAAACATTCTCAAGTTAAAGTTTGGGCAGATTCTAAAAAGAAATTCTAATATGTCATTCTCACCAAATATTTTTTTAGCTAATATAAGATCAAAGGATGGGCTTGCAAAACCAAGTCGTTTTGAAATTATACTACCAATACCAAATTACGTTAATAGTTTTATTTCCAATTCAGTTTTAAATACTATTTTAAATCTTCCAAATTCTATCTTTAGTGATATAAGTGGTGCTATCAACAATGCCTTGGGTGCTAGTGCTGGAAATAATAATACAACAACAGCAGAAATGTCAAGGTATTTAGCCCTTCAATGCGAAAATGCCTCATTACCCGGTAAAGATCTTCAGACCGCTGACGTTAGAATATATGGACCATCTTTTAAGGTTCCTTATAGGGTTGCTTACCAACCTATGGATTTAACGTTTTTATGTACTAATCAATTTGAAGAAAGAAAGTTATTTGATCGTTGGATGGAATGCATTTCTCCTACTGACACAAATAATTTAAGATTTCCAAAAGGAGATGGTTCAAATATAAACGGTGGATATATGACAAATATTACTGTTATACAGTATGACGATTTCATCAAACAGATTTATGCTGTTGAGTTAATTGATGCATTTCCAATTGGTATTGCTGCACAAGCTTTGAATTGGGGGTCTAATGACTTCCATAGATTACAAGTACAATTTGCATATCAAAGTTTTAGGACAATATATAAAGGTAAATATGATGCTGGTGCTGCTGCTGCTATGTTAGCTGGTACTGCGGCAGCTAGAACTTTACCATTAGGTTAAATTTTTTATTATAAGGATTAATTATGAAGCTTCCACGTTTAGACGTTCCGATTTATGAGATTAAGTTGATTTCTACAGGTAAAACTATTAGATATCGTCCATTCTTAGTGAAAGAACAAAAACTATTTCTAATGGCATCTGAGTCTAATGACCAAGTTGACACATTAAAAACAATTAGACAAGTATTAAGAAATTGTATTCTTGATGATGTTGATGTAGACAATCTTCCAACATTTGAATTGGAGTGGATTTTCTTACATCTTCGTGCAAAATCTGTTGAAGAAATTGTACAATTAAAATATAAATGCAACAACAAACTTGCAAATGAAGAAGGTATTGAAGTTCAGTGTAAAGGTGTTGTTGAGTTTGATTTAAATCTTATGGAAATCGAACCAACAAAGAATCCAACACACACAAACAAAATCAAAATCACAGAGAATCTTGGTATTTGTATGAAGTACCCAACAATTGAACTTGTTGAAAAGTATGAAAATATGACAAAAGAAAAAGTCATGTTGGAAGTTCTTGTTGATTGTATCGATTACATCTATGATAAAGATAATATTTACTATTCCAAAGATAACACTAAGGAAGAACTCCAAGAATTTATCGATAATCTTCAACAAAAAGACCTAGAAAAAATCAAAACATTCTTTGAGACTGTTCCTGAGATTAAAAAACTTCTACATTTTAAATGTCCAAAATGTGGATATGAAGAAGACATTGTAGTAAAGGGTCTTCAAAATTTTTTCGTATAGTCCTTCGTTATGATACCTTGAGTAATTATTATCAGACAAACTTTGCGATGATGCAACATCACAAATATAGTTTGTCTGAACTTGAAGAAATGTTACCTTGGGAAAGAAGCATTTATGTTTCTTTGTTAGTTAATTATTTAAGGGAAGAAAAAGAGCGCATAAGATTACAAAAACAATCTAAGAAATAACGATGGCAACTAAAAAAAATAAAGGCAGATATCTAAACCCTGCCAACAAACCACCAGAAGAAAAAAAAGAGGAAGAAATTAAACCTGTTGAAACTCAGGTGAATCCTCCTATTCAAGAGTCTCCTAAAGAAATTCCCAAAGAAGAACCGTCAACTAAAGAACCTGTAAAAGAAACAAAAAAGAAAAGAAAAGTTTCAGTTGATGGTGAACTAGCTAAAAGATTGGCTCAAGAATTAGGATTTTCTGATGTTCGTGCTTTAAAACATAAACTTGCTCCATCATCAAAAGATTTACATTCCGATATATCAAATAGATTATCTCATGGTGGTGGAATTGGTGAATCTTTTGGTGGTGCTATTGATGTTAAAGCCAAAACAATTAAAGATAGTATAAATCCATTAAATGCTCCAAAAAATATCAAAAAACTTGGGCGTAAAGTGTACAGAGATTTCTTTTCTGGTGATGATTTGTTTTCTTCTTATATGCGTGGAAGATCAATCAAAAAACAAAGAAAAAATGAAATAGAAACCCAAGAAGAAGCTGTTAAAGAAAATAAAGAAACTGGTGGTGATTTAAATAATTTTAGTGGATTGTTAAAAACTATTTCTAGTAATTTCGCTTCATTTATTAAAATAGCTGATGATTTGAATGTGGTTAAACAAAATATAAATCAGTTAGTTGGTGTAGAGGAAGATAAGAAAAAAGAAGCAGAAAAATTAAAACAAGAAAAAACAGAAGAAATAGCAAAGGCTTCATTTAGTGAAAATGATAAAGTAGAAACAGCATCTGAAACAGCAAGAATAAAACCAAAAGAACAAAAAGTGACACCAGTAACTAATGTTAAAAAAGAAAGTTCTGGTGGTGGGATATTAGACACAATCATAGGAATGTTTTCTGGTGGATTCGTTAATGCTATTAAAACATTATTCAATCCCGGAGCTATATTAAAACTATTCGGTAAGATTTTTTTAATTGGAACAGTTTTAATATCTTTATTTAAAGGCATTACTGCTGGCTTTGAACGATGGAAAGAAACTGGCGACTTAAAGGATGCTATTTTTGCTGGTCTTGGCGCTATTTTAGATTTTTTAACATTTGGTTTATTTGGGGAAGATTCTGTTAAGAAAATGTTTAAAACCGTTCAAGATTTTCTTAATCCAATTATAGATACTGTTGGAAATGCCTTGATGGGTATTATGGAATGGATTGGTGAAAATGTAGGTATACCAGAAATAAAACTTCCAACTATTCCGGGAATGGTAATACCTCTTCCAAAAGCATTAGGTGGAGACATAAGCATTGGTCCTTGGAAGTTAGGTACTATTGGTCCTTATTATCCATTCAAAGACACAGCAAAAGGGATGAAGACTAGTTTTGAAAGTTATACGAATGAACGTAATGATAATGAAAAAACCAAACGTGTAACAGAAGATAAAAAAGATACAGAAAAGGTTATAGAAAAAGAAAATAAAATAAACACAGAAAAACCTTCTGAAACAACATCTAAAAAAGATTCAACATCTCCAGAACAAGTCACACCTTCTAAAGAGGTTGTAGACAAAGAACAAGGAGAGAAAACGTATGAAACATACAAGAGTACAAAATTAGATTTAAATAATAATCTTCAAGAATATAAATCTGAGAAAGGTAAAATATTATCTATTTTAGATAGCGACAAACAAAGATTCCCAGAAGGTGTTAGTGATGATCCTAAATCAAAAGACTATCCAGCAGAACTATTGGCAATTGACGAAAAATATAAGCCTAATATTGAAGAAAAAACAAAACAAGTTAAAAAATTAGAACAAGATCCATTCATAAAAAATAAAATTAAAAATGAATCTGAACCTAAGAAGATAGAGACAGAAGAAAAACCAAAAGATAATACACCAAAAAATATAACAAAAGAAGATAAAACATTACCAGAAACAAACACAGAAAGTAAACCAACTCAAGCAGAAGGGTTAACAAAGACCGATTTAAACGACACTAGAGCGTCTAAATCAGATTCTGGTAGTACTACACCAACTGAAGCTTCTCCAACCGCTGTAGCACCATCTAGTGGCATTGAATCTGCTTCTGGTACTCCATCAATTTCTCCTGTTGAATCTGCTTCTGGTACTCCATCAATTTCTCCTGTTGAATCTGCTTCTGGTACTCCATCAATTTCTCCTGTTGAATCTGCTTCTAATGACGCAACCCCAGAATTACAACCAAGTGTGACTAGTGTATCTGGTCCAGAGATATCAAAAGAATCGTCTGATATCTCTGAAGGTCAAAGAATGGAAGCTTCTGCCGATCAAGGAAGTTTCACAAATAATGCAGTAAATAATTCCTCTTCTGTTTCAAGTGGAAGACAAGAAAAAAATGTAGCATCTGTTTATGATTTAGATTTAATGGATTTATTAAAGAATATGTAATATGGCAAAAAAAATTAGAAAAAAAGTATTACAAGACCCTAAACAAAAGATTAATTCTATTGTTCAGGAACAAAAAGAAGAAATTAAACCCGTTGAATCTCACGAAGAATCACCGCAAAATGAATCTCCGAAAGAAGAACCTAAAGAAAAAGTTGATTTTTCTGGAGCACTAAAGTATCTTAAAGAAGTTTCTGATATTTCTGCGTTGGTTCCAAAACTTTCTGACGATCTTCAAAAAATCAAAGAAGATATTATTCAATTAGTTATAATGAAAGGTGGAAAACCAGCAACAGAAACAGATTCTCCAACTAAAAAAATAAATGAAAAAATAACATCAACTTCTCCCACAAAAGTGATATCAGAAATTGATAAAGGTAAAATTGGAGAAAAAAAATCTAGTGGAATGTTTGATGGTTTGATTAATATATTTAACCCCAAAAAAATTCTATCATTATTAGGCAAAATAGCATTACCATTAATGATAGTGGTATCTTTGTGGGAAGGTGTAACTGGAGCATGGGAAGAATGGCAACAATCAGGAAGCATCTGGGAAGCATTAAAAGCTGGTATTGGGTCTATAACTGAATTTTTTACTTTTGGTTTAATAGATAAAAAAATGGTTTCAGAATTTTTTGATTGGGGTTTAAAAGCTATTGAAGAAGTCATGAAATCAGTAGCGGATTTCTTTGGATTCGGTGATTTATTTACAGAAAAATTTGGAGAGCTAAAAAAGTTTATGGGTGTTGGTGTTAAGAAAAAGATATTAGAAGTTCCCATAGAAACACCAAAACAAAAACAACAAAATGTAGACACAAGTGGTTTAACAAAAGCTGTTGGTGGTGTTGATTCTATCAAGGGACAAGAAATACAAAATGAAGAATATTTCAAAGAAATAGAAAAAGAAAGAACAGAAACTGCGCGTGTTAAAAAAGAACAAGAAGAAAAACAATATACTGGTGATGATGAAATTATTCGAAAAAGATTAGGTTTATCTAACAAAACAGAGACAATGAAAAAAGAGGAAGCAGATGCTAGGGGAGAAGTTTATGTTTCTAAAACTCCAACAAGAACACCTCCAGAAGTAAAGGTTCCATCTACAACACCATCAAAAGAAGCTAATATTCCAAATATAAGCAATGATGACAAATGGATTATGGACATGATTAAAAAACATGAAGGTGTTCGCACTACTCCATATAAAGATAGTTTAGGTCTTTGGACGGTTGGTGTTGGACACTTAATAGGGGATGGAAAATCATTACCACCTGAATATAATCGTGAATTTACAATGGCAGAAGTTGATGCTATGTTTATTAAAGATTTTGAAGAACACAAAAAAGCAGCAGAGAAAATTCCCGGCTATAAAAATGCTAATAAAGCTACTCAAGGTGCTTTAATAGATTTAACCTTTAATATGGGAGCATCTTGGTATAAAAAATGGCCCAATTTTGTTAAATCATTAGTTGCTGGTAATAATAAAGAACTTGTTGAAAATCTTGAAGGATCTAAATGGTATAAACAAGTAGCTGGTCGATCAAAGGATATTGTTGCTTTGATAAAATCTGGTGGTGATTCAACAACCCCTACTATAATGACAGCAAAAGCATCATTACCACCATCTAAAGAAACAGAAGGTAAATCTGGTGATATTACAAATGTTGGTGGATCACTATCAACTGTAATAACAAAACAAAATGCTGGAGTTAATTTAAATGATATTTCGAAATCTTTAACTGATCGTGTGTCTAAAATGGCTTCAGCGTTTAAAGAGGAAACTGGTAAAAAATTAACTGCGACTTCTGGTGTGAGAACAAATGAAGAACAGAAAAAATTATGGGACACAAAATTAGCCGAAAATCATGCAGACATTAAATTAACAAAAGAAAAAGTAGCAGAACCATCAGCACCGTTAGGAAATGGTAAAGGAAGTTTACATGCTTCTGGTCTTGCCATTGATATTAATTCAAAAGAAGCTAATGGTTTAAATACTCTTGCTGGAACACAAAATAAATCTTCTGGATGGTTAGAAAAATTTGGTTTAACACGACCAGTTAAAGGTGAAGATTGGCATGTTCAATTAGCTGGAACACAACCAGTATCAGATAATCCAAACAATCCCGGAAAACCTTCTTTAATTGCTGGTAAAGATGATAAAAATAATGACATTAAAGAAGAAAAGATTGTTGTACCAGAAGTTTCGTTAACACCAAATTTTGGTACACAAATTGCCATAGAATCAAATACAATATCATCAGAACAACGTCAACAACAAAAACCATCAATTCCAATTATTATCAATAATACAACTAATAATAACAATAAGGTAGTACAAAACGTATCAAATAATAAAAAAAATTATGATGATTTTTCTATATGGAAAAGAATTTTTACATAGAAAAAGCCCCAAATGGGGCTTTTTATTAATCAGCGTTAGCTAATGATTTAAAGTAATTCATATCATCGTCATCATCTTCAATTTTAGCCTTTGGTGCGGCAGTCCTAGTAGGAAGTTCATCTTTAAACTTTGACATTGGAGAATCCTCTGCCTTTGAATTAGATGTTTGACCACCCAAAACTTTATCAAGACGATCTTTAATTTGATCGTATGTCTTGAACTTTGTAGGATCAATAAACTCAGCTAGAGAATATTCTTTCTTCCAAAGTGTTTCTAGTTTATCATCATTACCATCAAATAATGCAGATACGCTATCAAACTCTGATTTATCATAGTTGCGATAACCTTCTACGTTACGCATCTTTAGTTTGAAGTTAGCACCTTTCCAGAAATCAAATGGATTCAAAGGAGTTTCATCTGCAAACTCAGGATTCATAGCTTCATTAAGTTTGTCGAAAATTTTCTTTCCAAACTTAAATAACTTAATTTGTCCTTCGTTCTCTGGATTACTTGGATCTGATAAGACTAGAATATTAGCAATATATGTTAGTTTACGCTTACGGTCACGCGCAATACCCTTATTTGCTTCAACACCAGAATTCCACAATACGCTATTGTTTTCACAAACTGGACATTTACCATTAATCGTAGTCAAACAATCGTCAATCAACCATCCTCCCGGACCTTGGAAACCATGTTTAAAGACACGTACCCAAGGAAGACCTTCATCACCATCAGCAGCAGGAGCAGGAAGGAAACGGACAATTGCCATTCCATTACCAGCTTTGTCTACAGATGGATTCCAAAAACGAGAATCGTCTTTACCACCAGATTCTTGTGGGGAAGTTGTTTGTTTCAAAGTGCTTTGAAGTTTTTCAAAGTCATTACCACGCTTCATGTTTGCAAAAGAACTCATATAATTACCTCTTATTTCGTATGTTTGTATTAAAATTTATCCACATTATTCATTATAAAGAATTATTTAGGCACTGTTTAAATGTGCTTTAATAATTTCGATAGTCACCTTGGCATCTTTGTGATGGATACCAATACCACCAGCAGCATTGAATGATTCAATAACATCTAGTGTGTCATCAACCAGAATAACATCTGGTGTTGCATACTCAGCTTTTTTACGCCTTCCAGCGACTACATTAGCTTTATATGTAATTCCTTTTTCTTTTAACCAGTGAAGTTTTTGCTCCTTTACTTGATCATGATATTTCAATCCACCAGAAGAAGTTAACATTTCAATTTGAACTTTAGAATCAATTGTTTTAATATAATCAAGTAGTTCTTGTCCATCATACCACCAATCCAAAGAAGCAAATTGGTTTGTTAATATAAATTCTTTCCAATGTGGATGAAATTCTTTTTGTTCACGAGATTCTGTTGGAGTCATTTTAAATAAATCAACATATCTCTTATGGAAATCTGCAACCACTCCATCCATATCCAAATAAATTTTACTAATCATAAAACAACTTTCCTCAAAATCAACTTATATTTTACCACATCTTTTGGAAGAAAGCAAGTAAATTTTTCTATTTTTCTTGCATATTCTGGAAAACGAATTGTATCAGAAATCTTATTTTTCCACATTGGTAAAAAATCCAAAATCATATTTAATATACAAAGAGTCTCAAAATGAATTTCTTTACGAAAAGTCTTTGTGAGTAATATAGGATAATCTTGCTCAACAACTAATACATCATTTGGATCTTTAACATCTTCAAAAATAATCTTACAATCTTCTTCAAATGAATAAGAAAGGGACTGAACAAATTTTTGACGTTTTAGGTAAATACTATCTGCGTCATCATTAATCAAATCCCCAATCCACATCTTTTCGTTTTCTAGAAAATTAGCAACAAGGAAATCTATTAGAATTTCTTTAGTTGGATATTTTCTAGATAACTTATAAAAGAAGTATTTGTCTTTCCTATTTTCGAATGATGTTTGGCTTACATTTGATTTTCCAGAATACTTAAAAAAATCATAAGAATCTGTAGAAAAATGTAACTTTATACCACTGAAAATAGAATAACAATCATAACCTGTCATATAGGCAACCTTGCGCTTTTTTCTTTAAACATATTCCTATCTGCTGCATCACTTTCAATTTTTGACTTTAGGTTTTGATTTACTAATGTTGCTGCTACTTCAATTTCTAGTCCAGTTTCTGCACAATAATCTACAATAGCATCAACATAACCAACTTTAGTTTTTAATACTAATGCCTCAATCAATAAAGCAAAGGTATTCATTTCATCTTTTGTTGGCATTAATATCTACCGTTGCAAAATTTTGATTCACATACATTGCCGCAACATTTTTTGTCTGTTGGTTCTTGATCTTGTTCTTGAACACTAAAACTATCATGATAATTTCTATCTTGGTGGCCTGTGTAAGCATCTTCTTCGTCAACAATCTGAAGACTTCCAGAAAAAATATAACCACAACCCCGTAGAAATTCTTCAAATCTTACCACAACTTCATCCAAATAATCTTCATCAAATGAATGTGTTACGGTGCTTACTTTATTATCACATTCACCAATAAATACTTGTGAAAATTCATACCTGTTCATAATAATCTCCTTATTTTACAATAGATTCATAAAGGGTTTCGAATTGCTCGTGGACAGCAACTTCTTCGTCATAGTTCTGTTTAAAATATACCTTAACCATGCGATTGATAAACTTTTTAGGAATGTCAAGTTGCTTACTAATTTCGTCAATAGATTCTTTCATTAGATCACGTTCAGCACTCATTCGTGTTAGTGAATCTGAACAATCACGAATAACATGCAAAAGTTTTTCACGATCTGCTGGATTTGATAGTTGATTAATTGCCATTTGTTGAATTGTCATAGTACCCTTTCAAATATTTACATAAAAAATGTGTTTACCGATTGTTGCAGTCTTTTCCATATTTTTCCATTTTGGATTAACGTAGGTTGCATGAAAAAACAATGCACCATTTGTTGGATCTTCTATGTCTTTGTGGTTATGGAAGATATACTCTGCAAGTTTTCTAAAGTAATTATACCTCAAATCTGTCTTTGCTGTCAAGCTTTTTGTGCAATGCCAAGAAAATTGACATACACCATTTCGTTTTTGTTTCACGACACCACAAATATCCTTTGGGAATTTTTCGTGATTTAAACGATTCAATGTAACAAAAGCTACTGCAATATTTCCTTCGTAAGATTCTCCCTTTGATTCGTAATAAATGTTATCAGTAAGACATTTAATATCTTTTTCATTTTCTTTTGAGTATTCTACTGTTACTTGTTTATTCGAATATTGATTTAAATCAGTACACCCAAATAAAAAAGTAAAAGATATACACAAGGTTATCAAAAACCTTTTCATAAATTCTCCTAATTTTATTTTAAATTAATCCCAGAGTGTTCTGAAATATTTTCCAAAAAGACGTAAACCATTATCGATACGATCAGAATGTTTCATATAACCCTCTGAATCAAATTTATGGGTATCGTTTACGCCTCTATCCATCTTATAAAGTTTTGGTTCACCTTTGTCATCATATTCGGTAACAACCCATTCTATGTCAGATTTTCCAGAATGATATTGCGCTTCCCAATCACAGTCTGGTTGCATTTGTTCAAAAGCCCAAATCATTTCTTCCATTATCCAATCATATCGCTTGAAGAAATTATCATCTGTATCCCATTCATTTTTCTTTTCTTGACATTCCGTTGAACGCAATCCAAGACCTTCTGGAACGTCTTTATCATCAACAAGTCCTGCACCATGCTTTGTCAAATATAATTGCTTTAACATTGGAAGAATCACAATAGATATGGTGGAATCAAGACTCCATGTGTCATATTTGTGGATTTTTACTTTGATGTTGCGTTTCTTTTTGGCATGAATCCATTCGCAAATTTTTGATAGTGGTGTTTTATCCGCTAACCATTCCCCAAATTTATGAACACGTTTGTCTTCATGCTTATCCAACCAGAATAAGATTTTTTCTGCTATTTGATATGGGCCTAAAAAATCAATATATGGCCCTATATAAACTTTCATGATATTTCCTTTTTAAATTTACAATTTTCAAAATGCCATCTTTTCATATTAGATCTTCCACCAATCTTTTTACAATAAGGACATTCTATTTTTAAATCTGGAATACCTTTATTGTGTGGAGGTTTTCCTTTTTTAGCAAGACTTATATTCTCACATCTTTCTTTTGAATGTTTTTTTCCTAGTAAAGATTTTTTTATTTTTTCATTATGTTCTAATGTTCTTTTTGGAAAAATTTGTTTTTTTGTGTACTCACTTAATTTTTCTTTTGTTTCTTTTGTGTGCGTTTTGCCATAAAAAGGATTTCCAGAACCTAACATACGCTTTGATCTAGTTTTTCTTATATTTTCATCTTTATTTACAAAATCCCACCCACCATCACCAGATTCTTCTTTTAGATTTGCCCAATTGGGATCTTCTACAATATTATAAAGTTTAGAAAAAATCAATCCTTGTTCTTTTATTATGTTTACATCATCGCTTTCGTAAATTATTTCTGTGAACACATCATAGCCATGTTTTTCTATATGTCTTTTCCAATATAATCCAGACCCTTTATATTTAAAAGGATCTTTAGATGAAGTTTTTCCTAAGTATTTTAATCCAGTTTTATTGTGTGTTTTTATATACAAGTACATTTTATTCTCCTAATATTATTTAGGAAATCAGCAATTTGGTACGGTTCAATAAGTAAGGGTGAGTCATTATAACCCACCCCTAAAATTAAGTCAATTCTTTTTAGAACTTCAGAACTACACCAAGAGTTGTAGTGTTTCCATCAAAAGAACTTACACGACTTTGCCCTGTAAATCGATCAACACCAATATTAGCTGACACATATTTTGTCAAATCAACAGAAGCTTTCACTCCAGTAACTAGACCATATCCATTAGCACCATAACTAGTGTCCTGATAAACACCACCGACATTAGCAGAAAGTGTTACGTTTTTATATTCAAACACATTAATATCAGTCCCAAAACCATAGCGATTATAAGAACCGTCTACGTGGGTAAATGATAGTTTTGGGGTTAGTGCTCCAAGTTTTCCAACAGATGTTTCAACACGTACACCATTCTTTTCTACAGCATAGTCACGTAATGTTGACACTCCTACATCAGAAGCAGCAGCAAAACCAGCAGATAGAATAAGAGCAGTTGCAATAATAAGTTTCTTCATTTATAAATTTCCTTTTTGTTAATTAAAAGTGGGTATTCTGTTACGAGGAACCCACAAAAACCCTAAGTAGCGTTTAAGCTGCTAATGCGTAACTTTCGTCATTTGCATTTATTTTGATTTAGTTTTAATGTCTTCTTTGACAAGTAGCCGATTATTGTACTAGTTTATCAGTCGATCCTAAGTCAAGCCCATCAAAATCATTCTAGCTATCTTTAACTTGCCCTGTTCGATAACTGCCCAGAGAGTGCAACTTTCACACCGTTTCCTAGCTAGACCTAGTGCTTCCGTATTAGAATGATTATGGTGGACCTGTCGGGAATTGCACCCGAGTGTTGCTAACTTTTCTAAAAACCAGTTTACTACCATTTCTTAGATTATACCAAAAAATCAAACACAAGTCAAGTGATAACCTCTGATAAATTTCTTAGTGTTCTCTAGATATTTAGCTTTCTCACGAACGAAAATTTGTGGGTGTAAATCTTCTTCTACAGCAATTGCAACGACTATCTGATCAATCGGAATTCCTGTAATCTCTTCAAACATTATACTATAAGCTGTACATTGCATAAAGTAATTTTGAATATTTTCTTCGTCTTTAATTTTCGAAGAAGTCTTAAAGTCGATCACTGATAACTTTCCATCCCACTCTGCAATACAATCAACTCTACCAGCAACCCTAAGTTCATCAGAGTATAATGCCTGTTCCAAAGAGTATATATTATTAAGACTCTTATCAAGTTCTGGTTGGAGCATTTTAAATAATTGCTTTGTATCTGGCATCATCATCTGAAGTTCCATTTGACTCATTTCGTTGAGCAAATATCGTTCACAAGCAGAATGTACTTTAGTGCCACGAGCAGAAGCTAAACGAGATATCCTATTAGCTTCCACTTCCCCTACACGTTCTTTCCATGCTGCTATATGTTTTTTACCAAGATGTGAAAGAATTGTGGTAATAGAAGAGTATATGTCTCCATTGGGGGTTTCGTATACTCTTCCAGACACACCAGTTTTTGCTTCCATATCAAATTGAAGTTTATCAAGTTTTACATAATCAAATTTTTTCATTTTACATATTTTCCATAGTAGTCATTATAATAACTATTATCACTTCTCTATCTCTTCAATAGCCATAATAATAGCTTTACATAATTCTGAACGAACAATATCATCACTTGTAAATTCAACAACTTCGAAATAATCAACTAGCTTATCTGCTAAACTAATTAACCAAGGATAACAACTTACTTCACGCTTACGAAAAAGATCTGATTGTCTAATATCACCACAAAGAATTACTTGACAATTTTCACCTAAACGAGTAAGAATAGATTCACATTCACTAGCATCTAAGTTTTGGATTTCATCAACAATAACAACACAATTATTCAATGTTAATCCACGAACATATGTTGTAGAAATGAATTGTACCATATCTTTCTTTGTTAATGACTCCCAAGCAGTACCAGAATTACAAATATCATCAAAAATGTTTTTATAAGGAATAGTATAAACCATTTCCTTTTCTTCTAGGGTTCCGGGTAAGAAACCTTGACCACGAATATTAACTGCTGAACGAACAACTATAATTTTATCAACTTGTTTAGATAAAAGTTTTTTCAATGCCAAATATGATGCGATATATGACTTTCCAGTACCAGCAGATCCAGCAGCTACAACATTCAATCCTTCATCAAAAGCCTCCATCATATCCCTTTGACCTTCTGTTTTTGCTTCAATTTTTTTAAGATTAAAGTTGTCGATTTTTGGTCTAACTTTTTTTGCTAATGTAGAATTTTCTAATTGAGATTGTTGAGTTCTTCTTGTCATTTATTATACCTTTTAAAAAAATAAAAGGAATACCTCTTGTTATTAAGATATTCCTAGATGCGCTATTGTTATTGAACCGTTATTTGTTTTTCCATTTATCCCTATGTTTTTGAATGATTTGTTGAGTTTTTACTTGAGCAATTGATTTTTTCCCATAACGTTTTCCAACATTACTATCTGGATGTTTTTCTGCTACTTTTGATAGAACCTCTTTCCAAGTATTATCCGTTTTAGAATCAATACTCCCAACACCAGAAACAATAGCACACCCTGTTGGCATTTGATTGATATGTGGATTCTTTGATAGAAGATCTTCTTTCATAGAAATAGACATAAACTCTTCAAATTGTTCTTTTGTTTCTGAATTATAAAATTGGTATGTTGGCATATTACCCTTTTAGTAGTTGGCGATTATCGGAAACATTATTGTTTTCTTGGGATTCGATAAACCTTAAATTGTTTAATAGTTTAACTAATTCTATTTTTTCACCAGAATATGTTTGGATCTTTTCTTCAAGTTCTTGAATTTGTTTTTGTATCGTTTGTTTATAGTTCATCGTCTACTTCTCTTTCTTCTTGTTTCACTAATCTATAATAAGATTTGTCATGATGTTTAGGTTTTTCTTTTTTCGTATTGTTCCAATCATTTTCCTGATTTTTACGAAACTTTGTTTTTTCTGGTTTACTAATTTTCTTATCCCCACCAACTAGCATTTTTTTCTCCTATGAAATGATATCAGCAATACCCAAATCGACAATTTCTTTTGGTGTTAACCATTGATCGGTTGCTGGTAATAGTTTAGACATAACATTTTTATCATCTAGTCCAGTAACTTCTTTTAAAATGTTAATCATTCTAGTATTTGTATATTCCATTTCTTTTACGTGTGCTTGTAAATCATGATGTTTTCCATATGCACCGCCACTATATTGATGACACATAATGCTAGTATTCTTTGCAATAATACGTTCACCTTTTGTTCCACACGAAAAAATTAAAAATCCAGCAGAAATAATACTACCAATTCCTATTGTTCTAATTGGACAGTTTGATTGGCGCATAATGTCAATTAAAGCAAACGCATCATTTAATGAGCCACCACAAGAACTGATGTATAACGTCAACATTTTATCTTGTTCTGCTATTGTGTTTTCATATATGATCCATTTAATGGCATCACCAACGGAATATTCATCAATATCACCATTCAGAAAATGGATATGATTATTGAGTAATCCAGAATTAACTCTTTCAACAGCAACCATCATTTCTGATGCGTCAATATTTTCATTTTTTTTCATGTTTTATACCAATCATAAGATGTTTTATAAAACAATATTTATGTTAGGAGCAACCCGTAGTAAATTTTGTTTTGTCCAAGGGAATTTCCCATTATATTTTTTACTGTTAAACTCATTACCCTTTTCGAAAAATTCTGGTTTAACAGAATTTGGATTACCATCTAAACGATAACACAAAGAGTATTCTGAAGTGCAACTATAATTTGGAAAGTATTCTCTTAATGCTTTAAAGAATTGTCTATCAGCACCCCATTGACCATACCAAGAATGACCTATTTGTAAAGCAACATCACGTTTAACAGCAAAACAAGATGTATCAATTAAATAATTATCTTTATCAAAAAACACAGGCCATTTTCCTAATGATTCACAGTTATCATCACAAAGATAATTTTCATCCTTGTCATAAATTTTTCTTAACGAATAAACCCAATCATTACCGTCTTTTATCTTATTTACCATTTTTTCCACATGGGTTGGGTCAAGCCAATTATCTTCATCAAGGTAGCATATAATGTCAGCATCAACCAAAAACGAACTTGCAGCATACACACGATGACCATACCAACCTTTACCCACATTCTCTTCAAGAAGCACTGTACGAACTTTTGACGCTCCTAATAGTGTTTCTTCTACTTGCGGTAAATATTGAGCACCATCAATAAAAACATAATGAACTAAATTTTGATATGTTTGTGAGTCAACACTTTCGACACACTTACTTAAAAACTTAGTTCCTATTGTTGGTGTGACAATTGCAACTTTCATTTTAATTCAATCCCCGGAAAAGCTTCTGATACAATTTTTGGATTTAAATATTTGATATCCAAATCCTTCTTTAATAATTTAACAAGAATTTCAGCTTCGTCTTTATGAAGAGATTCTAATACCATAGCAAGCAAATTCTTTAATTTTACTGGAGAGACATTAGTGCGTTTTGGATGATCTTTAATAAACCTATACATCTTACTCATTTCACTATCCAAGTATGTCCAATTCATTCCTGCTGGTTCTGGTGCTGGACGATATTCAGGAATTTCCACATCAAAAACAATTCTAGGATTAAACAACATAATAAAAAATTCACGAAAACGAGGGTGATCATTAATTTTCAACACATTAATCTTAGCCTCTTTTGTTGCGGCTTTCACAAAATCATCAAAGATTTCAGAATATAGTTTTTCAGATGACATTAGTTTCTCCAGTAATATAGCATTGTATCATAGGTATATATGATCAAAATTCGTCAAGACACTCAATAAGATTTTTAAGTCTATGTTCTATCATATAATTCATAAAGTGTGATTTGTTTTTTGGTTTAGTGGTTTCGTATGACTCTAAAATTTTACCAACAATATCTTCTGGAATTTTCGTAAGATCAATTAATGCTTGATTTCTATAATAATTTCTTAACATTTCACCAGTACAGAAATCTTCTGGTTTCTGATTCATCCAGACAGATAATTTTGCTTCCATGATTGGTTTTTGTCTTCCACCAGAAATAAACACATCATCTGGTGAAAGAATATTTGGAATACCATCATCCTTATCACCACGAATAATTAATTGTTTTAGTTGTAAATCTGGCATCTTTTCAACAATATCCTTTTTCATAATAGGAGAATGTTGACTTACATTTTGATACTTTTGTAGTTGCGCGAAATCTTTATCGCTTGAAAGAATAATTATTTTTTCTGATGGTGCATATTTTTGTGTTAGAACACCAATAATATCATCAGCCTCGCAAGTATCTATTTCCAACACTTTATATGGAGAATGTTCTTTCAACTCGTCTTTAATCAATGCTAGGCAATGAAAAATCGTAGACCAATCATGACCAGATGTGTCACGATTTTTCTTCCTATTTGCTTTATATGGTGCAAAAATTTCCTTGCGCCAATAATGTCTACTATCACAAGCAATTACTACTTCTGGACCATGAGACTGTTTATATTTTTTAATATGTTTACGCAAAGTATTTAAAATCATATGGCGAACTAGATCTTCATCAACTGCTTCTTTTGAAGATCCGATTTGTTCCATTAGGTTTGAAATTGCTACCTGATTATAATCAAAGATGATCATTATATATTCCTTTTGTTATACTTCTATGTATCTAAGATTAAAAGTGTTGGCACGAGTTTCGTATCCAGCGTATCCTCTAGGATTACAAACAACCCTAGTTTCCCCTAATGTATAATCAATATCATCATGCATATGTCCATGAACCCAGAGTTTAATTTGTGGATTGTCTAAAATAAATTCTGATAAGTCACTGTAATAAGCACCATTCATTGCAAAATGCCCCCTATACATCTCATTAACACTAAGCACAGATGGAGCATGGTGTGATACAATAACAACCTTTTCTTTATCTTTCACAACTTCTTTAAAGTAACCCAATGTTTCTTTATGACGTTTTGCTGTATCTGCTGGTTTTAACTTTCTATATTCAAGATCATCATGTCGTATCATATTATAATCTTGCATCATATCTCTTGTTGCATGTAGAGTTAGTGGATCAAATCTATTCATATCCGTCCACAAAGACCCACCAACAAATGTAACATCATTGATAGATATTATATCACGTTCTAAGAAATGTATGTTGGAGTAATTTGAATATTCATCACGCAAATGTTTTAAACTCTTCACCCATTTACCACTATAAAACTCATGATTTCCTGCAATTACAATAATGTTTTTGAATTCACTATTAACACGTTCCAGAAATTCACGAAATCTATATGCAGAAGCTTGACCAGCACCCCAAGGTAAAGGTGGTAACATTCCGGGTTGTTTGTGTTTATAAAGATCTTGTGCATTTAGAATATCACCAGCTAACACCAAAACATCAGCATTTTCTGTGTTTGTTAATTCCAATGTTTTAAATTCTAAATGTAAATCCGAACAATATGCGATTTTCATTTAAATACTTTCAGTATTACGGTGTCTTCCCCTAAACGACCAGATAATGGATTCTCAGTTGATTTAATAGTAGTCATAAACCCTTTCAAAGCTGTCTTACTACTCTTTAAAACTTCTGGGAGAGTTAATAGAGGTTTTCTTACAATTTTTTGCGTTGACTTTGTTTCGTCAAAATTAGTGATAGAAGCACCAATAACATATAGTCCACCAATACTCGCATTATAAACTCCTAATTTCTTATATTTTGTATTATACACCCAAACCTGTGAAGCACCAAGAATATCTTTTGGTGGAAGAGATTTTAAATTTAATTCTGGAAACTCTTTACACACCTTAATCTTAGACACAATTTGATCTTGTGTTTTTTCTTTTTTCTTTTTTGGTTTGCGTGTTTTGACAGATGTTCCAATGATATCAGAACACTCTTGGATAATTAATTGAAAATACGCTATTAACCTACGGATTTGAAGTCTAGAAAAATTTGAATATCCTTCGATGATATATTTGTCTTCTGTTGTGTAGACTTCTTCAAATTCTGTTTTACGTTTTTTAGCCCAATCAATAATTTTACGAGCATGAACCCCTTTAGCCTTATCATGAAGAATAGCTTTAGGTACAGGAACAGTCTTGAAAGAACTTAGAATATAATCATCAACAGAACCTTCAAACTGACCAAGAATATCCGAAACACTTTCTTGAATCCTGTCTTGTATGTTTGGTTTTTCTATTTCTGTTGTTGGTTGTATTGTTTTTTTCTTTTTTGTATTGAAGTTTTTTAATACTTCGTCTACTTGTTCATTAAACCAACTTCTATTTTCTGGTGGTAAATATCCACCATTTAATACGATCTTACAGACGTATCCGAATGTTGTTGGTTGATTTTTGTGATGTTCTAAATTTAAGTCTAATTTGTGAACTTTTTTGAAGAATGTGTGAATGTATTTTACAGAATCCTTTGAGGTCTTGTTCTGTGAATACCAGTTGAGTGCTTGTGACAATTCAATCTTTGACATATCATGGTCAAATTTTGGTTCCTGTCCAGCAATAATATAATTGAGATTTTCCGTTACCATAATGCATGTCCTATCAATTTTGGTCCGGCGTAAGGGAATCGAACCCCTATTAATAGCTTAGAAGGCTACTGTTCTATCCATTGAACTAACGCCAGAAATTCTTTGGTGCAACCTGTAGGAATCGAACCTACTTCAATGGTTCTTCAGACCACCGCTATGACCACATCAGCTAAAGTTGCTTAATACCATAAATGTATTATAACACTACTTATGTTATCGTACAAGTGTTTTTTGGTACATCGTTGGAGAATCGAACTCCCGTATTCGCCGTGTAAAAGCGACATTCTACCATTAAATTACCGATGCACTATCTTTCATGCGTTTCAAAACATCATCAAAAAGTATGGGTTTAAAATCAGTCTGCTCAACACATACGCAATGATACCAAGGATCAATAACGTCTTTCCCATATCCATTATCTTTCATTACTTTATTTGAATGAAGATGACCATGAATATTACCATTAAATCTCCCCTTACTATTTGGGTGTACTGGAATGTGACTAAGCATTATATTGTTCATCACATGATACGCACGAATATCTCTAAAATGAGGTGTATATTCTTCAAGTTTAAATATATCATGATTCCCTTTAATAAGAACCTTGTCACCATTAAGTCTATAAAGTGTTTTGAGAGCTTTACGATTCATCACAACGTCACCAAGATGATATACCTTATCACTTGGTTTAACTGTTTCATTCCAGACTTTAACCATATGTTCATCCATATCATCAGGATTATCCCAAGGACGTAGTTTATCACCTTCATCTGTAAGAAATTTACAAACTCCATGATGACCAAAATGTGTATCTGATGTGATCCATACGCTAGACATAAAATTCTTTCTTATATATTGGGGTGTCTAATGGGGATTAAACCCATACCTTATGTTTCACAGACATAAATGCAGAATCACTACACTATAGACACCATAAAATTTTGGAGCAGGATAAGGGAATCGAACCCTTGACTTGAGTTTGGAAGACTCTAATTTTACCATTAAACTAACCCTGCAATCATTTTGAAGTATATTACCGTTGCAACATACTACCAAATATTATAATAAGTCGGGTCGAACCTTCCTAGTTTATAATATTTTCGTAATAATACACTTCAAAATGAGGACTCCTAAGAATCCCCAGACTGTCTTAAACTAACGCATAACGATCTTGCATCACAGTCTTTAGCATGATCGCTTCTGGAGTGAATTCCTCCATGTCTCCACATAGCAATGGTTTTACGATTGCTGGTGAGAAACCAGATACCAATGCAGTTCCTGATTCATTAAACTTAACTGGCACATTATCGTGAGCATTTAAGTTCCAGAACACTACCTTTGGCATTTCATAACCAGCTACTTCATAACTACGACGAATCATTTCAATAGCAGAGTCATCATGATCAACACAACCGTCAAATTGCATATCAGAAAGAATCAAAAGCATCTTTGGCATTTCTTCTTGGGGAACATTACCTTTTACAGCAACGTTAAGAATTTTTACAAACGCTTTGTTAAGGTCTGTATTCATCGCCCAAGTAGATTTAACCATTTGATCAATCTTTTCAATAATATTACCTTTTAAAGTAATCAATTCTGGTGATCCTGAGAAAGTCAAGAAAGTGTCCTTGAATTTACCAGTATTCTTATCAGCTAGATATAGTCCTAGTGATACAGCAACATCTAGACAAGTAACAGTAGTGTTCTTTCCAGCAGAACAAGTCATTGAACCAGAAACATCAACCAAAGGAAGAATGTTAGCATCCCCAACATAATTAGGTAGTGCTTCCCATTGTTTTTGGATAAGATCTCTCTCAGTTTTATCAACACTAACAACACCATAAGAAGTGATACGACCCTTCAAAACATCATAAGGAAACACAGCAGCAGCATTAACTTTCACTGACGCATCATCACCTTTTACAAGTTTAGCAACATATTCGGCATACTTTGTAGTATTACGATTGAATGCTTTCTTGTAACGTGCAGCAGCTACAGAAGGAACGTGTGAGAAATTAATCCCATCCCATTCTTTAGCACACATTTGAGTTTCGACAACATTAGTCATTTCAACTAAAGATTTACGATAAAACTTTGGTGACATTCCAAAAAATTGACGAACTTCTGCTGCAACTGGTCCTTTACGTGGAGTCCATTTTGCTGCTAGACCATTCTTAGCACGTAGAGCATCCCCAAGCATAGTGTAGGCAAAGCTTTTCAATTCCTTGTCTTCAAACACAAAGATATCATCCCAACGACCAATTTCTGGCACTTTAGCAACCAATGCTTTTGCTGATTCAATGTCATTCTTTTCTAGATACTTTAGGATATCCTTGAAGATTTGACGTTCACCAGCACCACCACGAACATCACGTACCCATCCAGCAATACGCAATGCTAGGTCTTTATCTTCAACGAAAGCTGCAATAAAGTCCTTAGTTACGTCTTTACCACGAGAAGCACCAATCTTAAAGAAAAGATCAACACAAGCATTAGCTGTGTTTTTACGTGCCTTCATACCATTATCAGTACGTGCTTCTTGGTTTGCTACTGCATTTACAAATGTATTCATAATATATCTTCTTTCTTTTTAACAGGTTAATTTTTTGTTTAAATTTCAAGTTTAACTTTTTTAGTTTTTGCTGAAATTAGCCTTTATTCAACAGAGTGGGTTTTTACGGTTTCAATTACAAGTTGAATGTATTATTTTTGCTGGAACCACTCTAAATTACAACAGGATAGTTGTTCTCATCTTTTTTAACTGCTTTACGAGTTTTTCGCAGTTTGTTTTTATATAAAGGAGTTTGTTGTCCTCTATTGTAAAAACTAGTCATAGTAGTTTATGATTGTTGCAGTACCTATCCTTTTTTATCTCTATCTCTCAACAGAATGAATTATACAAGAGTTTAATTCCAAAGTCAAGAGATTTTATAAACTTCTTTTGAATTAATTTTTGAACCATCTTCCATGTTCAACATCAACTCATATCCTCTAACATGAACATAAGAAACTATGTAAGAAATTCCTGTTTGTTCATGTATCACTCTATCACCTTTTCTGAAAATTTGTATTCCTCTTAGAAAATCCATTTATCATGCAATTTTTAGAGATTTAAATCTATCAGCACAGTAACTAGCAGCAGGAGCATTTGGTTTAATCATAGGAACAACATTACACATTCCTTTGATGTATCCCATAGCTTCCTGAACAGCACAAGATGATCCATACACTTCATCTGGATTTAAGTCAAGATGAACTTCAATGTCACGATCTGGAACTATTTCTGAAAGTTTTAAATACATATCAGCAGCTTTATACACTTCTGTCATAAGACGATATCTGGGACGATTGCGTTTTTGTTCGTAGTCTCTTTCACGAGTTACTTCACCAAACACTTTACATCCAGAATTTCCATTAATGTGAACAACAATAGCCACAATGTAATCAGCGTACCACTGACCATCAATTTTGAATCTTTCAGAGTCACAACCAAGATAAATTTTAGTCTCTGGTGTCTGAGAATCAATGTACTTTTTCACTTCATCTAAATCTATCTTTTTCATTATAACTCCTATTGTTTTTTAATAACTCTTCCTAACTTCCAACCAATTGGAATATCACAATCTTTTTTTATTTTTAAATTATTTGTTCCATCAGTTATCCATATTGTACCATATTGAGAATTTTTTTCACCATTCTGTTTAATTGTATTAGTTTTTCCAATTTTTTCTTTAGTTTCATCTGTATGCTTTTTATTAACAAAAGTACCATTTGGATATTTACGTTTTATTTCTAATGTTGCCTTAATTCTATTTTCATTTAACAATTTATTATTTTTTTCTTTTATTATAGGATCAGCATGATATTCTTTTAATTTTGAGCTAATTTTATTAGCTCTTTCTTTCGAATAACTTCTCATATTATTTGAGTTGATATAATCAAAACCACCAAAACCACCTGTTTTTAAATTATAAGTGTTCTCTGTTGTTAGAAAATCTTCATTAACAATTTCACCTTCTTTTAGATACATCTCTTCTGGTGTATCAAAAACAAACATAATTTCTTTGGTAAAATTTTGTTCACCATATTTTCCTATGGCATGTTTTAGGTACTTTCCAGAACCCATATAGTTGTCATTCAAATCTCTGGTCTTATGACTACCTATGTAGTGCTTGCCATTAATTTGATTTGTTATTTTATATATTGTATAGAACATAAATTTCTCCATATTTCTATATATAATAGTTCGAGTCTTGACATTGACTCTAGGGCGTACCGTGAAGAACTCGAATCCTCTATTCCAATTTTGGAGATTGGTGTGTTGCCATTTACACTAACGATACAAATTTTGGTAGCTAGTATAGGAATTAAACCTATTATCTATCGATTATCAGTCGATTGCATGTTCAATATGCTCCCTAGCCATTCTTGGTACGTTAGTGGGGATTCAAACTCCAATCTTCTAGATTCGTAGTCTAGGGCATTATTCAGTTATGCTACCAACGTATTAACCTACTAACATTTTAAACAAACTCACAATCTTATCTCCATACGCTCCGATAACGGTAAGTATAGAAAACACTGTGAAAAGTCCTATTGCTGTCCATTTATCATCATTTGAAGACGATAATGAAATTGCAAAGACTTCATTTCCCAAAATTCTAAGTTTTATCTCATAAGTTTTTTGAGGGACTTCTGGTTCGTTCATATGTTTCCTTAATGGTGGACCGAGGGAGGATCGAACTCCCATCTAAGCATTGCAAGTGCCTCGTGTATCCCAATATCACTATCAGCCCATTATTGATCTACAAGAAGTCTACCGATTACTTCTACAGTTTCTTCTTGTTTTTTATTTTCTTCTTTAACTTCTTCTTTGTTTAAATCTCGACCAAAAATCATATCCCAACGATTACTATATTCATCATGTGTTACGCTATATGGTCTTGCTTTACTACCTTTTCCACCGTCAGACATTTTTTGATCCTCCAAAATATTCTTTAGCTAATCCTCTACGTTTCAATTCTTCATTAACAAACATATCTTTAAAATAAACGTTTGCTAGATATCTTCCGTACTTATCTGGTTTGAATGTGTGAATAGTTACATCTTGATTTAACACAGAATCACTAACAAACTTCTTAGCAGATAAACCATTTTCTTTTAATAATGGATCTTTAGAATTAGTCTCCATAGTATCAATCCCATACAATCTAAGTCTTTGTTGGGTTGTCATAGAGAATCCTAGATCAATTACAACATCAATAGTATCTCCATCGACTACATTGATAACCTTTGCGTCGAATATGAATTCCTTTTTCATAACATCCTTTTAATAATAATGGTCCGTGATGCAAGATTCAAACTTGCGATATCTCGACCCCAAATCGAGTGACTTGATCAGACTAGCCTAATCACGGTATTTATCTGGTGCATTTGGTGGGAGTCGAACCCACAGAATTTCTTGTTTCTAAGACAAGCGACTTTACCAAATTGTCCACAAATGCTTTGGTGCGAGAGGCGGGATTCGAACCCGCAAGCCTTTCGGCGCAAGATTTTAAGTCTTGTGTGTATACCGTTCCACCACACTCGCAAAACATATAACTTATCCTATTATACTCCATATGTTAGGGAGAGTTTTTTGGTGCTCCAACAAGGAATCGAACCTCATTCAAATGCTTACAAGGCAATTGTAATACCAATATACTATAAGAGCGAATACAACAGGATAGTTTTTGTCGCAAGACAACCAAAAAGTTTTGCTGAGTTTTTTGCAGAACCTATCCTAAAATGGTGGGACTTTTTTTATTGCTGTGTAAATTCATGTCTGAATTATATTTTTAGTCCCATAAATGGTCGCAGGATGAATTGACTCATGAAATCAATTCCGTTCGAACTGATCCTGCGTAACTGGTGGTGATAATTGGTATCGAACCAATCTCTTTGGCTTATGAAACCAATACGCATCCGTCTACGTCATATCACCTAATTCTTGGTGGGTGCAGATGGATTCGAACCACCGTGCTGTTACGATCTGATTTACAGTCAGACTCCTTCGGCCTCTCGGACATACACCCAAAATATCTGACAACTCTAAGTTAGGACTCTTACCCCGCTGCCACTATGCTATGGCTTTGCATAGATCACCGAATTGCCATGATGATCAGCATTTACTTTGTGGCTCTTGCTTTCCACTTGATTCTATTTGGCTCCGTATCTGAGTAACGATCTCAGCTAATCTCTGATTAACAGTCAGGTCCATGCACCATGCTTGAATTCTACGGAATAATATCTAAAACTTTCTTATACTCTCTATTCATCATCAAATTCTCAACACCAAATCTTCTCATGGTTCCTACATCACCCTCTAAAAATACTCTGGTGATATTCTCGCCCCATTTTTCCAAGAAGTGTTTTTGATATTGTTCTTCACACTTTCTAGTATCAAAACTAGACTCTCCTGATCGCCATGTTGATTTACCCATAAAATGAATAATAAAAGAATCCAAAACTACAGAAGTATCAAAACCTGCTTTCCAAGTTCTAATCCTGTAATCAATGTCCTCTCCACCACCACGACCATACTCTTCATCCATTAAACCTACGATAGATGATATTGTATACGGAATCCTCATTACATACAAGCCCATTCTGAATAAAGATACAAATTTATTTCTATTCTCTGGATAACTTATAATAGTATCCGAAATTTCATCCAACTCTTTACGATAACTTAACACTTCATCTAATTCCATTGCTGGTTTCAAAGTAAGTCCACCAAGACTCATTTCGATATGCTCATTACAACTAGGGACTGTAATCTTGTTGTCATACTTCTCTAATGCGTCCAACCAATTAGGGGTTAGAACTATATCATTATTCATCAACACTAAATCTGCTTTATTCTCTATAGCAAACTTTAACACTTTATTAGCATTAACAGCAAAATACTGTGGGGTGTCATTTCTAATATGTAATACTCTATTATCCAATTTAAAATCAATTGAATTATCATTGTCAACTAATATGAAAAGATCTTTGGGTTTAAATTTAGTATTCTCAAAAAAAGAATCAATAGCTAACTTAGTAAACCTTTGGGAAACTCTTGATGTTGTCATTCCATAAATTGTCATAATATACCTTTATTAATCAACAGGATTCGCTTTTATACAATGCCGTATTTATGTGCTGAATGAATCCTAAAATGGATGCGGGTGAAGGACTTGCACCTCCGATGGTTCGTGCTTATGAGACAGAACTGTTGCTACACTACCCGCAGTATATATTGGCGGTCTTAGGGGGTAACGATCCCCACTCTTCAACATTGACAGTGTTGTGTGCGTCCATGAACACTTTAAGACCAAATAGTTGTCATATCTCAGGGCGACTTATATGACTTGCTAGGAATTCTACCACATTCGGAGTCTCAGAGACAGATATCTCGACCTTAGTAACCTAGTCAATGCCTGTCCTATTTCTAGGGGTCAGCTTTTTCTTACAAAATATTTAGCATTACGATCTTTAGCCATATCTTTAACGTAGATATCGAAAGACAATCTGGTGATTATCCGATTAACACGCCTTAGACTTATTCTAAGGATTAACAGATAACATGACGTTACCCGATTTATGGTGGGTTAGGTAGGAATTGAACCTACACTCAATGAATTATGAGTTCACTGCTTTACCATTAAGCTACTAACCCACAATTCTGGTAGGACCGGAGAGAATCAAACTCTCGTAAATCGGTTAAAAGCCGACTATTCTATCATTGAATTACGATCCCAAAATTTATCAATATGAAACTTCGTAAGGGGAAATTTCATATCTCTGGTGTCGGAAATCGAACCGACCATCCTCCAGATTATTCATTGAGTAATATTATCTCTCAACGTTATTCATACTTCTGGGAATTACTCCATGCCTTTGAATAACTGGTGGGATGAATCACCTTATACCATAATTAAACATACTCTCATCTGCCTTTCTGAGCCGAGTGTTCCTCTTGTTTACATATAGTTCTAGACCTATACCAAGTATGCACATTTACACCAATGTTTAATTATGGTATCCGGTAGGGGTTACGATCCCCTCTAGGTTGCTTGAAAGGCAACTGACCACACCAGCAGTCTCACCGGATAAATCTCAATTATATTTTTAATGAACTTTTGATAACTAACTGAATCATTTGTTATCGCATGAGTGTATTGTATGAGTTTTTAAACCCTTTGTCAACACCCAAAATGACAAAACCCCAAGATTTTTAGGTCTTGGGGTTTTATTTTAGTATTTTAAAATACTTTTATATTACCCCATTGCCCTACCCAAAAATCCACCAATTCTTTGTGCGCCAGTGGTTATAGCAGACTTGACACGATTCTTGACGTTCGCAATACCTGTATCAATCTTATTCGCTAAACCAGTTCTCTTTGCGCCAACTTCAGCTTTTTTATTACTAGCTGCATGAAACTTATCTTTAGTCTTCGCTAGAACTGCTGTTGCTTTTACTGCTTTATTTTGTTTAGCTTGTACTTTACCACCAGCAACGGCAGATTTAAAAGCACCAGTAGCGCCACCACCATAAGTTTTTTGTTTTACAGCAGTCTTATGTGCTTTAGTTGTATCAGAGGCAACTGTTTTAGCAACTTTATTAGCAGCATGAGCCTTATCATATGACTTAGTAGCACCAGCTTCTTTACGTTTTGCTAAGAAGTGAGAAATACCGTGTCGAGCACCAGCGATAAATGTACCTACAGTTTCGTCAAGAATAGCTAAAGCCATTTCTTCGTATAAAGCTTCGTTAACATCCCAACCAGTAATTGCTTCTAAAGCAGACTCTTGTAATGTTGGGAATCTAAAGTTTTCGTCAAAATGTTCTTTAACAATAGATAGAATATAAGCATCATCTTCTGTCATTTCATAGTCTGGATCTACTTCAAAATTGTCATCAATGAATTGTTCAAGAATCGTAAAGAACAACTCTTCCTTTTCTTGGATTTGTTCTTCTGTTAAGTTTTGTTGCATTTTATTGTTCCTTATTGTGCTTTGATTGGTATAACTTTACGTTTTGGTGTTGTGTCTTCACCATCTACATGATTTTTATATGTAGTATCTTTATCTTCGTATTTATGACCAGCTTCTTTCATCATATCGGGATGTGCTTCATGAAGTGTTCCGGGAGCACTATGTCTTTTCTTATCACCATGCATATCAAAATGTTCTTCCATTTGATGTGTTAATGCATTTTTAAACGCTCCAGATTTAGCAATATTAGACCCAGAAGAGACACTAGCAGTTACGTGTGACGAAGATTTCTTATTTTCTCCATCAGCATATCTACCATCATGTCTTTCTGCATATGTTGTATGACCAGAATCTGTATCGCCAACATTAGCATCTCTATCATGATATCCAATTTTTAATTGTTTTCCATCCTGAACAACAGTTGTATGCCCAGTTCCAGTTTTTTCATCATGATGGTCAGGCTTTTCTCCGGGTTTCAATTCACCACTGTGATGTAAATCCCAATATCTAACCTTTTTAATTGATCCATCAACCCTATTAAATCTAGCTTTTTCAACAGCATGGGAAGCTTTTTTCTCTGCTGTTGCTTTCTTTCCGGGTGTTCTTAGTTGTGAATATACACTACCATCAATTCCATTTCCGTTTTCATCAAGTGATTTACCACCAGCAACAACATAATCATTTATATGAAGACCTTCTTTTTTTGCTGTTTCATGGGCATGTCTAAGACCTTTTAATCTTTGAATAGTTTTAACGTTTAATTGGGCTTTTCCATTTCCATCTCTATAGACTGCTGGACCGGGATGACTATGTGCTATAACTTCTGGAACACCATCACCTTTTTTTGTTTTTCTAGACGCATCTAATGCTTCTTTTGGCGATTTTGTATAACCAAACAAAACAGTATTTTTTTTAACTGATGGATCATGTTTAGCAGTTTCGTTAGCTATAGCACTAATATCTTTTCCTCTTTCGTCTGTTGTTTGTCCTCTAACAGAATGAACAGTATCTTTTTTTTCTGCATCTTTCGCTTCATTTTGTAAATGATGTGCAACTAATATAGCATGATCTTTTATAGTATCATGTCCACTTCTAATATGAGAATTTATTTGAACTTTTTTTCTAACTCCGGGAAAATTATAAGCACCACTTTTAGCTAAACAAGAAGCACCAACTTTAATGGCTTTTTCTGCTCCTTTATTATCTGTTGTGTTAATTTTTCCACCTGACATACACCCAGAAGTTGCATGTTCACATGTTGTTACTTTTGTGTGTTTAACATCATCATTTTCACCGGAATGATGATGTTCATAATTTCCAGCAGCACCACCATAACTAGAAACAGCAGAAGTTAATTTCCCTTTATATTTTACTAATTTATTATTAATAACAGTATCAGTTTTTCTATTTCCACTAGATATTCTTTTAGCTAAAGTTTTTGGGTTTATATTCTTATCACCATAAGCAACATGACCAATTCTTTTAGCAGCTAATTTTAATGATGCATGTTGTTCTTCTGGAGATTTATTAAAATGTTCTTCCACAGCTTTTCTACCAATCTCTGGAGCATCTTCTGGTTTAACTGGTTCTCCAATATCTTTTCCGTAAACTTCTTTATGTCTTTTTAAAGCTTTTTTTACCTCTCCATGAACAAATTTATCAGTATCTGTTTCCTCTTCTTCATTTAAAGGTTTGTGTGACAATATATGTTTCTCAATTTCAGGTGGCACATCATTATTATAAAAATGATGTGATAATAATTCATCCAAACCTTCATATTCGACTTCATCGTTTTGATCATCGTGTTTATCAGATTCATTAATAAATTGTTTAAAATTTAACATTCTAAAATTTCCTTGTAAATAGTGTTTATAATCTATTTATATATCTTTGGAGTGCATGGTCAGATTCAAACTGACGATTTTACTGTTTTGCAGACAGCTACCTTGGATCACTCGGTCACACGCACATATTTTGGAGGATAGTATTGGATTCGAACCAATGCGGCGATTTCTCACCGACAATTTAGCAAATTGCTCCTTTAACCACTCAGGCAACTATCCATATTTTTTGGAGGAAGACGGGTATACTCGAAATCCATGCCATTTCTGACACAATCTGCTTTCAAAACAGTTGAAGCACCTTGCTCCTTCATCTTCCAAAATTACTGGCAGGGATATCGGGGTTCAAACCCAAACTAACAGAGTCAAAGTCTGTTGTGCTATCTATTACACTATATCCCAATCTTACTATAACACACTATTGTGAATATATTATAGTAAAATTCTTTGACACACAATGTCATCCCGACAGGTGGAGTTATGAACTCAACGTCAAAGAATTATTAGACTTAAATTTTTAAAGAACAATGAAAAAACCCCTAGATTTTAGGTCTAGGGGTTTGGTGTTTTGGTGTTGTACTAAGATTAGTCTCTACACGCCTCACAAACCCCTTGGATACTATCGCAATTCTCTGGGCGATATGATCCATGCCACTGTGATGTGGACATAGTAATCGCTTTAAAGAGTTTGTTTATTTTATTCATAATAGTATTTAGTATTTTTTTTCGTCAAATTTCAAATAATTCCAAGTTTTTTCTTCATTTCTTCATTTTGTTTTGGTTCATCAATATAATAGTGTTGATAAAGTTCTGGTGCATTAGCTTTCATCCAACTTTCTGCCTTATCCATCTGTAATTTAGGATTCAAATCAACTGAATGAGCACCAATATGATGAACATAACCTCGACTAGTAAAATGATGATATCCCTTTTTTGCTAGATTATAACATATAACATTATCAGAATACCAATCTAAAGGTGGAAATTGTTCTTCTTCCCATGCCTCACGAGAAATCGCAGCAAATATCGGAGCAATTTCAATAACCTCTTTGATATATGTCTCCGAAATGAATCTATGGTTAATAATATAGTCATTATTATCAAAGGGGTATCGAATATTTTGTGTATTCAATACCCAATCAGACCTAGCACCAAGAAATCCAATTTTCTGACCCATACCTTGAAGCTTATTCCAATCCTCTAACATTAACTCATAGGTGTCTGGACGAATTACCACATCATCATTAGCCATTAAAATAGAATTATAACCATCTTTAAAAGCCTCTGTGACTGCATAATTATAAGCATCACCAAAATTAGTCGCAGTATTCTCTGTATAATTTGTATTTTCTTTATGAACTCCAGAAATATACACAGGAACAGGGAAATCATAAGCCTCTAAGGATGCCATAAGAACATCCAGAGACTTATTACTATCACGAGAACAAATAACCAACGCTTCCATTATAAAACCTTTTGGATTGGCATATTATCATTAACAAGACCATTCTCATGATGATATGCTAGTACACCCTCTTTATTAATATGAGAATATCCCTCAAAGAAATAATCATCCTTTGCTTTCATTCTAGCTTTATCATGTTCATTTGCAGCATAAACACCAAGAACCTGAACACCAACATGAACAGATGAATTCCAATCAGCATTTTCAGCTACTAACTTTGCATCTTCTTTAGAATCTGCTTCGACTACGTGCATTTCATGGAACGTAGAAATGGATTCAACAATATAACGCATATTTAACCTCCAAGATCAAAACTTAACTGATTAATAGATTCCCAACGAAAACTTCTCCAACCATTTGCTTCTAAATCAAAAACTACTTGAACTTCTTCTGATATCCCCATTCGTTTTGTTGTTCCTTTTGGTTTATGTTCATTTGGAATTTTAGATTCAGATAAGGTACAAATCATTACACGATCAGTACCATCAGCTTTCTTAAAACGAATGGTCATCACCCCTTCTTGAAGCAACCCTCTTAACCAATCGCGTGTTTCTTTTTCTTCAAATGCTAAAGTGTTTGACATAATTACTTACTCATATTCACTTTAGCACGTAGAAAACCACCAACAATAATAACAGCAAACCAAGTAGAAATATTATACCCAATTGCTAACACTGGAAATAATGTATTCAATGCCCAAATTGTTAGTAATGGCATAAAAATCAAAACTGAAACAAAAATAAAAAACAATCCTAAAACCGTCAAAGTATTTTTCATACTAACTCCTTCATTCTATTAACATATTGATTAAACCAAAGATGAGATTTTTCTGTCTTTCTCACTATACATCCATATATATCAGTCCCAATCAGAGTCCTAAGATAAGTCATAGGATCTATCAATATAGCCTCAAAATGATCATTAAGAATTGGCATACCTTTTTCATTTGGTCTAACAAAAGCAATATGAAAACAATCTCCAATAGATGAATGATCAACTTTTTGACTACTTACAAATTCTTCTGATAAATCAAAAAATAAGTATTTTACAGTAGAGTCTTGTTCAGAAGATGGCAGAAAGTAAATTCCGTCAAATTTTTGTGGTAAATTTTCTTTAGTATTTGTCATGTCTTGATTATAACACAAGAATTACTATTTGTACAACAAAAACAAAAAATAAAATTATACAAATTACTTTAAACAAAAAACCAAGAACACGAATAGGAAACATAGCTAAAGTGTATAAGAAATTTTCGTCATTTTCTGAATCATCATCACAATCATAGTTTTCGTCACCAACATTTTTATATCTCTTTGCTGGTTTAGAATCTTTAACTAAATTTTGAGTTGTATTTTTTCTAGTGATCCAACCACCACCATTTTTATAAGTAGTGGTTGTTCTCTTATTTCCACCAGACCATGAATTAGAAATAGTCAAACCAGATTTTTTTGGTTCATGGTAACACTTACTTGTCGTGTATCTAACACCACCATTGCTGTTTTTAGTTACTGTTCTTGTAGTGTTGCCAGTTTTCGTTCTGGTTGACTTGTATGCCATGATTTACTTTGATTTATATGACGAAGAAATATTTGAGAAGTTATTTTTCCATGACCATGAATCATTTACATATTGTAAGAATTCATGGCGACCTAATTCAACTTCCTTATCAACAGTCCATTCCATCATCATAATAGCATCATCATAATCATTCACATATGTTACTGGTCGAACTAATTTTAGAGAATGTTCAACATCCAAATTTCGTTCGGCTTGATTTAGTTTTTCTTTAAATTGTTTAATCAATTCAATACGATAACCAACAATTGCTTCATCATATTCTTTTACATGTTTCTCACGATTTTCTTTCAAAACCTTCAAAAGATCTTCAACTGCCACTTTTACTGCATCCATAATTTACTCCTTATTTACCAACATTAACCATACCTTTGAAATCCATAGGAACTACAATGGTATTCACCTTACCAGCAGCAATCCCCTCTGCAATTTTCATTTGTGCTTGTGCTTGCATATAAGCAATAGATTGTACAGAATTTGATGATAATGCTGCCATACGTTCTGATTCTTTCTTAGCAATAGCAACTTCAGTCTCTTTAATTTTCAATTCATTCTGAGCACGAACATAATCTGTAGCAGACTTTAAAATTTCAGCATTTGGTTGCACATTACGAATTTGAACAACAGTAAGACTAATTGATGTGTCCAACTTTTCCACTTTCAATTGTTCAGCTACGATAGCATGAATTTCCTGCTCTAACTTTGCACGATTATCAGCAACATCTAAAGCCTTATAACCTCTAATAGCTTTATAGGATGCATTATTAACCAAAGTCGAAATATAAGAATACATCAAGTAAATATCTCCACTTTTATCCTCTGTATGGAAAGACCTTGATTTTGTAGAATAAATTTCAGCAACAGACGATGGATTGATTGCATACACTACAGTAATGTCAAAATCAGCAAGTGCAGAATTATCTAGTGTCATTGGTGTCTTATTTTCAAGACTAACTGTAATATCTTTAACCGGAAAAGTTAAAACATGACCAACTAATGTTTGATTCCAAGAACCGGGCATTAATTCATTTCCTTCAATTTGTTTCGAAGCATTAATTCGAACCCCAACCTCACCAGTTTCAATTCTAGTACAAGCTTGAAGTCCTACTAGTGCCAACACAACAAAAAACATACCAAAAAGCTTTTTCATATTTTTCCTTTAAAATAAACTAACAAAAACACCAATTACACCCAATGTGATTAGTATCATTACTATACCATACAAAACAAACTTCATAAAAATTATTTTTTCATTAATTGTTGTTTTGTACACTACAGATGCAAACACATTCACAAAAATAAACACTGCCACAAAAAACATTACCATACTAAACATAAATTAATCTTTCATAATTCAAACAACATACCAAGCAATGTCACTAATCCTATAAGTAATCCAAAAATTATTATAGTAATTAATATATAAGCTATTGCCGACATATTAATCCTTAACTCCTAATAGATACTTATTAGATATTACTTTAAAACTTGGTCCACCATATTCATTACACTTGAATACTAAACCTTCTCGCAAGCATCCAATTAGACCCATTACAGACTGACCATCAGCAAAATCTAACATTTGGCTCATAGTCTTATCAATAACGAATGCAACATCCATAATAGGGACATGATTAATTCCCATTTCTTGACATAAAACTCTTACATACAAAGGCTTAATAAATTCCCCCTTGTGCGTATCGTATATATCATAAACATAGAAACGTTGATCTTGCATTTCGTATATGTTACCTTGAATACCAGCACCTACTAATTCACCTTGAAGTGCATATCCCATTAGACCAGCATCCTTCATCTTTTGTTCTATTTTATTATCTATAGCAACTTTCCAGAAAGAATTATTTTCATCTTTCTTTAAGTCTAGATTACGAGAACAAACATGGAATTCACCTTCGTCATCAATATACATGGTACAAGATGATCCTTCAAGTTTCTCAGATATTTCCCATGTAAAGTTTTCATTGTTTGTCCATTGATCTAATTCATTTTTTAGATTCTGAATACGCTCTTGATCTGTCTTTGGGACAAGAGAAGGAAAGTTACCACGAACAAGACCAGCAAGTTGAGCATTAATTGGTGCTTCCCACTTTTGAATTCCTAGAAATTCAGTTACATCATTATCTTCTACATACGGAACTGTGCTACTAAAAGAATCTTTACCATGTGATTTAATCAGAACTTTCAATGGAAGAATCAACCCTTGTGAGAGTTGCTTGCGTAGTCTAATGGTTCTTAGTTTTTCACCTTTGACACCATTATATTCACGAGGTTCTTTGCCCTTAGAAAGAAATGGAGCAAGTTCTGTTGGAATCCATGAATCTATTTCTATCATAATAACTAATTCGTCAATTTGATATTTTCCAACATTATCAACAATAGTCCATCCATCAACAACATATGTGCAAATTTTATCTGCATCTGGAATACTAATGATATTTGAAATTTTCCTAATTGTAGCTAATTTTCTCATTTTTGTTTCTCCAACCAATTAATAGCATTTTTTAAAATATTTACGTCATCGTAAAAATGTCCAATACCTTTATTACATGAATTACATAATAAACCTCTAATATTTCCAGTTTTATGATCATGATCAATAGCAGCTACATCTAAAGATTGCCCTCTTTTATATTCAGGCATTTTTAAAATTTTGTCGCATATTCCGCATTTCCCCCTAAAAGCAATCCATAAAACATCAAATCCAGAAGAGTCTAAACCATATTTTTTATTAAGATTCCATTCTCTACAATATTCTTGTCTTGTATAAGGTTTTTTTCTTCGTTCTAAGTCACAAGGTCTACATAAAAAACCAAAAGATAAATTGTTGCATGATTCATTATGACATTTAGTTTTCTTTCTTGTCATTTTACATCTCCATTTCAATATTTCTGTACTCAAACCAACTAGGAATTTCTCTGTTTGTCCACTTAGAAAATCCAGACTTTTCACCAATATAATACTTACGATATGCCAACACAGGATTAATGTCACGATACTGTTCTGGCATTGCTTGGACGAATTCTGTTAATCCAATGTCTTTAATTGTATCAGGAATATTGTATTCTGTAAAGTAATATTGCATACTTTTATGAATTTTCTTGTATCTGTTGGTATATTCCTCACAAAGAGCAATTCCATGTTGTTTTAACCAGTTGTAGTTATCCACAGTCTTACCAGCCCAAAGCGTACATGGGTGATTGTGATGCGTTGGTTTATAAGTAGCTTTTTTATTATTTTTAAAATTGACAGTAGAAAGAATCTGAGCACTTTCTAAGATCATTTTTACTACGTGTTTATCATTTAGCATCTGAGCAGAAACAATAGGATCTGGATGCACAACAAAGATATTCATAAAAAATCCCTCTAGTTTTTAGTTAGAGGGATTTTAGAGAATTTTTAGAGAATTGTCAAGAAAAATTTGAAGTATCGTGATATTCACCATATTCTGACAATTTCTTATGTCTTGGTGATACAGTAACATGATGCACTTTAATAGTTCCATCTTCACCATCATCATGTTCTGTTGTATGAGAATATTTGACTTTAGCCCCATGATGCAACATTACTTCATTTTCTGGATAGGTTGAATGTCCTGCTATAGATAATCCAGCATGAGGCTTTACATCATATTTTACTATGTGATGCACTTTAGAATTATCACGACCATTATAGGTACGAGCAAAATGTTTAGCAGTACGAACAGAAGATGATGTTGATGTGAATCCAGCTAAATGATGTTCAGCACCTTTTCCACTATTCTCTAATTTATTTCCAATGTGTTCTGGAACTCCACCATATGTCGTTAATGGTTTGCGGTTGGTATTTTCACGAGTAAAAGCAGATGATAATTTCTTGACAGATTTTTCAACATTCTTTGGATCATGTTTACCACGAATATTTTGTTTTCCATCACCTTCTTTATTTCTTAACCATGCATTCATATTACCAGAAGATGCGTGTCCATGTTCATCGTTACCAGAAGAATCCTCTGAATAATGTCTAATAGCATTTTCATGTTCTTTGGTTAAACTTTGAGGTTTTACTTGAGAATGTCCATGAAAATTTTCGTCATATGAACAACCAACTTTATTGAAACCTTGTGATTCATGCGATTTGTATGAAGTATCTAAATTAAATTTCTCTTTTGCTTCTTTGATTGGTTTCTTATCACGAACATCAGCAAAGGCAGAATCCCATGATAACACTGATTCTCTTTTTTTACCTTTTGGTCTTTGTTCGGCAAAAGAAGAGTCCCAAGAAAGTGTTGGAATTTTCTTGGATTCTTTTTCTTTATTATAATCTTTAAATGACTTCATAGGTTTTCTTTAGTCCATTTGTCCCAATATGATTTACGACCAATTCTGCTTGACACATCTTTATTAACACCAAGAACAGACTTCCAATGTTTATGACGTTCTTTAGATTTTTCTACATCAAATCCTTTATGATCATCTTTAACCCATTGATGTTTTCCATGCCAGATTAGAGGATCTTTTGGAGGATTGTTTACCTTTGTTTCTCCTGATGCATGAACTTTAATAGATTTTCCTACAGTTGGTTCGTCAGCAGTGTCAAAGTCTGGAGAATGAATAAAAGAATGAGAACCTTCTTTTTTATTATATTTAACAGCAGTGTAATCAAAATCTTTAGGAAGGTGACTCTTGGCTTTTTGGAGTCCTTCATGGGGAATGTCTGGATGGTTCTCAGCATAGTCTTTGTGGACGTATAGATCGTGTCCCATTTTCTTACCTACAGATTTTTCTTCATTTAGGAAATCTTTAAAGGTTTTCATTAGTTATGTCTCTGTAAAGCATCATCAGAATGAATTGCTGTTTTTTTATGGTCTGGTTCACCATTTTCATCATATGCGTCTTCATGACCTTTTGGCAAATTATGTTCTATTTCATAATTGACACCACCAGAACCATTTTTTTTATACACATTCTTTACCACACCATGACCGACACCTTTGTATATCTCTGGTGTCTTTACAGTGGCTCCAACAGCAAAAAATTTATGCCCCATTCCAGAGAACACACCATTGGAATCAAACTTAGATGAATCATAGTGGAAATTATCTTTCTCTTTTTGAGAAGAGTTTTCGATAATATATTCTTTAAAGCTTTTCATTTTTCTTTTTAATATGCACATGAACACCAGAAGCTGCTAGAGGTACTTTATGGACTTCTACTTCGTGTCCATGTCTCTTGGCGTAATCTTCAACATAGTCTTTGAGTTCATTTCCATCAAATCCCTTTTGGTATGAAGTTTCTTCTCCACCACCTTTTTTCTTACGCTTAACCCACATACTCTTTGGTTCATCACCGGGAATACTATTTTTATTCTTCTCAATATCACCCTTCCATTTACGAGTACCAATAACTGCATGACCACCTTCTTTAACAGAATGGAATATAGAATGCATTACATGTTCTCTTACATGGGGTTCTACAACATTCAAGACATTATGAGAAACAGCAGCATGATAGTGGTTCTTAGGAATGTCTTCACCCTTGGTATATTCTGGTGCTTCTTTACGTCCTTCTGGATTAGGTTCCATATCGTGTACAGTATGACCAGAATTTTCTCCTAGACCTGTATGGAGTGCCTTACGAGTATGATCTAGACCAGCACCAATAGAAACAATCTTAGCCTTTGGTGGTAGCTTATCTTTGAGGAACTTTCCAGTTTTCTCATAAGTTCCTCCAGTGGTTGCTACTTGAGTTCTTCCAGAAGCATTTACACGTTCTTCCTCAGAAATAAATTCTTTAAACGTTTTTATATTTGTCATATTTGTATATTACCATTTGGGTTAGTTTCATCATCCATTCAGAAAATTTAATACCAGCAATGATAGCAAGTATAAAATGTATTATTTCATGTGGAATGATTGTAATACATGTTATCCATATTGCGATCCATAATAGAATCATTGTGTTCTCTATATTCTTCATTGTTTTAATTGTACACATATTATTGTTTTAGTTATTCTTCTAGAGACTATTTATAACAATCTAATAATTAAATATTATCAAAGCGGAACACCTGAATTCTAACACCATGAAAAAACCTTGTCAAGTACTATTTTCAACTATTTTCATTAATGTTGTATAAATCGTACATAAAGTTGACAATGATCGATTTAAGATGTAAAATGATACCTTTATAACTCTAGGAGAGTGTATGGACAAAGAAGAACTTGAAACGATCAAAGAAGCATTAGATAGTGTCAGTGGGTCATCAGAGGTTGTGCAGAAAGCCATTGATATCGTGCAGTACAGGTTGGGCAAGATCAAACCAATACTCACTCAGGAAAAAGTCAGATACTTCTTTAATTACGATCCAGAGACAGGTTTGTTGACTTGGAAGAATCCACCAAAAGGATGCGGAGTATATTTTGGGGATCATGCTGGTTCCGAAGACATAAAAGGATATAGAAGAATTACTCTAGAATATAACACATACAAAAATCATAATTTAATTTGGTTGTATGTTTATGGTAGCTTCCCACAAAAAGGTTTCGTGATCGATCATGATGACAACAATCCAAGAAATACCATATTAAAAAATTTAAGACTAGCGACAAACACACAAAATTCTTATAATAGAAAAACAGCAAAAAACAATAAAACTGGTGTCAAAGGAGTGTTCATGAGAAAAGGAAAATTTTGTGTAAACGTTGGTGTCAATAATAAGATGATATGGGGAGGGTGTTATGATACTCTAGAAGAAGCAGAAGCAAAAGTTATATCTCTCAGAAACGAACATCATGGCGAATTTGCGAATCATGGGGATAAAGAAACCGTTGTTCCAGTAATAGAGAAACCAATCATGCCAGTAGTGAATCTTTGGCAACCTCTAGAAGTGTGTGTGGTCTAATTCCCATACCATTACAGAATCATCAGAAGGTCATCAGAGACTCCCAGAATCCCCTCAGTTAATTCTCAGGGGATTTTTTATGGACTCGCTTTAGCTTGTCCTCTATGGGCGTCTATTTCCACTGTAAAAATTTCTGGGAAAATTTTTTAGAGACTTTTTGTAGGGGAAAATTTGAGGCTTATCAGAAAATCCATAGAGACTTCGTTAGAGGGTATATTAGAAAAAAATTTGAGAATGATTTGGTTTTCGTTCTAGAAAATTTTTTGAGAATGATTTGAGGCTCAAAGGATTCTTAGCCCCACCCAGAGGACTCCCGACCACCCTTCCATACACTCTTTTTGGCCCCCTGTCAAGCATTTCCCGACTATTTCACTCCAGTATCGACCATTTTCGCAACAAACAAATATATTTTTATTTATTTTCAAACCCTCGGAAAACACTTGACAAATCCTCCAAAACGTGCTAGGAAGGCATTCGGAAACCCTCTGCGAATCCTATCAGCGAGTCAACAGAAAACACTTGACAAATCCTCAGAGATATGTTAGAGAATCATTCATAAGTCCATCAGCATATAAGCAGACAATTATATAAGGATGCACAGATACCCTCAGAGATTCCTATCATACAATCAAAGGTCTGTCAAGGATCATCAGATAAGCCTCAGAGAATCATCAGAAAGGCATTACGCAAAATAATGAAAAAACGCAGAAAAAAAGCCTTATAAATCAAGGACTTACAGAGCATAAAAACACATATTTACAGATACCCTACCTACCCTACATGACCACACAAGTAATAATGTTCAAAAACGCATTATAGGCTGGATGCCGCTCTGGGTATGGTGTGGGTGCTATGGTTATGATAGTGGTTCTGGATCTCGTTCTGGTTCTGGATATCTGGTTCTGGATGTGGTTCTGGTTGACTTCTGGATCTGTTTGTGGTAGGGATCTGGGTGGATATCAGCGAAGCCACAGAGGATCATCAGAGGATCATCAGAATTGACATGGAGGATTATTTGTGGTAGGTGGGAGAAACCTTGGAGAGTTCTTGGAGTGGATCTGGAAGTGATCTGATACTGTCTGGTAATAATATAGACTGATCAGTACAGAAAGTGAACAGAGAGTCTCAGAGAATACCAGAGAGTAATAAAAAATACCAAAGATTCTCAAAACATTCTCAATGGTTTTCAATGGTCCCACAGTAGTCCAATATAAATGGGAAATTATCACATTTATTCTCAGCGATTCTCAGTGATTCTCAGCGAAGCTACAGATAAATTTCAGTGATTGTCCTACTGATTCTCTATCCCCTATTAAATCGTTTCTATGGGGTCTTCCTTACGTTGTTTTGTTCTATCCTATGCTACCCTACATGAATAGTCTATTGATGCCTTGTAGAGCGTTTTATTGAATGTGTTTATTGAGAATCATTACTGTTTGATGATATGAAAGTACAAGCTAAAGCGAGTACAAAAAGCCTGATGTTTGAAGTCAGGCTTTTGTGGTGTTTATTGGATTGTTTTATTCTATTTGTTTTGGTTCTTCTATGGGGTTTGGTAATCCATCACATTCATCACAATAAGAATATGCACTACCAAAATAATATCCTCCATCACTTGTCAGAAAACCCTTGACAGTTTGAATATGTCCACAGTCCTCACATTGCATTTTCAGAGTGATATTAATTTTTTCCATATGATTCTCTAACGGTGATAATTGATCATGAATCTACCATGTGCTTTAGAGTTAGATCCTGTTGGTGTTAGGATTGGAGCATCAAGACAATAGGATACATCAAGCCAGTTTTGTACTTCATCCTTAGAGCGTTCCATGATTCCGCAACGGGACATGATAATAGCATTGTGAACAGTAAATGCTACGTGATCCCCAATGATATATCTGAGGGTTTCTATTTTATTTTGTTTCATTGTGAGATTCTCAGTAGTTTATTCACCCAATCAGCAAGGACGATATTGTATTTGTGTTTGATGTAATAAACAGCTTCAATGTTATCAATTCCAAGCATTAATGGACCAGAATCATTTGTGGGAGTCCATCGTATCACTCTACCGTTATCCTCAAATTTAATTGAATATACATCAAAATTGTGTGCATATCCTGATTTGTATATCACACGAACTGTTATTACTTTTTTAATATTAATCATTTTTAATATACTATGTTGATGCCTGTTTATCACTCAAAAATCGCCATATACCATCTTTGCTTTCCTGTATGGTAATGCCACGGTCAATCAGTTCAGTGGTGACGTTCAAATACATACAGGCGAAATTTAATGTCATTGGATTGATATTGCGAATTGTTATCATTTCTTTCCTGATGGTCCTGTACTCTTCCATCAATTGGTCATCCGACAAGTTTTTAAAGTGTTTCATTTTTAATATACCTTTATTTAATATATGCCATGAAGGGGAGAATACCAAACCAAAAGAGAATATTAGCGATTATCAGAAATATATCAGAACGTTTCATATTGTTTTCCATGATTAAATAGTGATGCGTGAACGTGGAGCCATTGTGGTGATATTACAACCCTTGAATGGGCTTTTCTCAAATGTTTCTGTTTGAATGTTACCAATCTTTCCAGAAATTGTAACAGTAGAGTCTTGAGTGATATTCAGATTGGCAGAGAACATTTTGATCAGTTTATTGTCGTTGGTCTTGATCACCAGAACCTGAGAGATACCAGAGTCGCCATAATGGTATGCAGCACGTTCAAAACGATGAGCAGACACCACAATTCCTTCTACCTTGACCTTGGTATCAATTGGAGCGATTGGGTCATTAGAGATACCGTCCTTCTTTGATTGGAATACTTTGATTGCTTCCACTTCTTTTAGGTACATCATCGCACCAGCAGCAAGATATCCAATGGCTTTGTGCTTGACATACTCTTCGCCAGCATATGCAGAGAGGTTATCCCAGAATTCAGATCCAGACTTTGTGATCAACCATGCATTAATCAATTCAGCAGTGGCAATATCATCAGCAGTAATATCAAGACGTTCCGATTGTTTCTTAGCCAACAAATGGGAAATAATGTCACCCTTAGTAGAGTTTTCATATTCAGACTTGCGATATCCAACAGCTTTAATCAGATTCACGGCAGCACTCAGAATATTCACTGTTTCAAACAATGGATCAACATAACCGCCAGATTCATTCTCAAATCCACCAAAATCCATTGATGACAGATATTGTGCATAGGATGCTATTTGATCAGGATTAGCATGACCCAAGAAATCCTTCAAGCATGAACGTCCAACTTGTTTATATTCAGTACCATTGGACACCACAAAGGTAGCAAGACGGAAACGATTGACACCACAATGGTCACAATTGGATGCATTGACGTAACGAAAACGATCAGGAATAGGAGCATCAGGGATAGAACGAACGATTGTCTTGTCAGTACCTTCTAATGTCTCTAATGTACCGTTAAACGTCCATCCAGAGAGTTTTGGAGCAGTTCCAGTGACTTCAACGGGAAAGTATTCAGCAAAGAATTTATTGCCGTTATCATCCTTCTTTTCTACCATCTGAACAACACCAATGATCAGTGTAGGCAACTCAGCAGAAACCTTGATTGCCTTCTTGACCAATGTTGCGAATTGTGCTTTGAGGGATTCGACGTTTTGAGCAGGGATCAGATAAGAGGACATTTGGAGCTTTCAGTGATTTGTTTCGGTGACTGAATTATGACACACTTTTGATCTTACTGTCAATACCCAAGTGATTCGTAGGGTTATTACGTTGACCAGTACGTTTCAGAACTTGGACACGTTGTATAGTTAGAATTCACGCTTGTTTCAAATTCTTTTCCAGACATGAAATTCTTGCGGGTTTCGGTCTTTTCGATGTTGGTGAAAAAGTGAGTGTATTCAGAGATTGTGTGAGTATTCTTGTCAATTTTGTTGCGAGTCATGGCAGCTTTTGCAGCACCAATTGAAGCATATCCAACATCATATTGGGCTTTACGAATAATCTTTGTAGATTCGATATTGTAAATAACGTACATTTTGTTTCTTCCAGAGTTTTGCTGCGACACTAGGATTATAAGCGGGTATTGGCTTTGTTGTCAATACCCAAGTGATTCGTAGGGTTAATACCAGCTTTCTTCTTCTTCGCGCATTTCAAGTGCCAATTCATCATCTTGACCATATGCCTGATAAGCATCTGAACCATACACCGCTCTACCCTCAACCCAAGCACCAAAATTGATTGGGAGCTTCTTAAAATTGTTCCAACGTGCCATCATAGCATCAGCCTGTTTTTGTGCCTTTAACGTGGCATTGTCACCGTCCATAGTGGGTTCGCCAACGTACATGATGCGAGTGTCACCGTACTCACTATCTGCCTGAATATAGACCTGATACCCGTAAATTGCGCCTTTAGGGTTAACACAATCAGCATTCTCAGAATTGTATCCAACTACACAAATGTCTGACATTGCTGTGAATTCAACTGGTACGAAAGACTTGTTCATTTCGGTTTCCTGATTAATTTGTTGTCCAGCCATTAATGTAGACGATCCTCAAAGGATTTGCAAGAGTTTTTTATGACTGTTGTTTTTTGATCAACTCAGTAAAATTTATTGTTGACGTTTCTTGTCTGTATGTTTAGGTTTATTAAACTTCTTGAGTCGAATCAAATCCTCGTATTCGTAACGCTTTTCTTTTTTCTTGTTCATTTTCTCTGGAGTATTTTTAGTAGTTTGCATATTAATCTCGTGTATTGTGTACATAGCCACTAGAAACACACCCAGATGGAAGATACCAAGGTGCGTCGATACAATAACTGGCAACAACCCAATTATCAATATTTTCAATTTCAAGATTGTGTGCCAGAGTTAATATCTGTACACATTGAAACTGAATATTTTCGTTTATAAATTCTTTTGGAACCATTTTGATTTTCTTTTAAAGTGTTTCTTATTCTGGACAAATGCTCAGTATATCGATCATTTGTCCAAGATAATAGACAGATTATCCTTCGAACTTGTAACGATTACCACCAGCACGAATTTCGGTGATGGAATCCAAAACGATGTTACGATAAGCGAGTTTGTCACCCATCGCAAAGGTAGTAAGTAGATCAGGATGACCAGCAGCATTGTTCACGTTGTTTTCACCTTTGAGGTACTTTGTGACACCCATACGTCCATTCACACGGCGAGAAGTACCATCAACCTTAGACACAAAATATGCCGTGAAGATGCGTCCACGTTGAATGTTCACAAGAGTCTTAGCGACTTCGCGCTTGTTCAAAACAACAACAGAACCACCAACCACATTTGCCTTAGACATTTTAAATTTCCTTTTAGAGTTTAATTAACCGACACATGAATTCTAACACACTTTTTGAGAGGTTTGCAAGTTCTTTTTGTTACTTGCTTACCATACTCACTGACCGATATACTCTAGGTCAGTTAGAGGAAGTTTTCGTTTTCTTTTCTCCTTTTGCTTGGTGTACTTGAATTATACAGCAGAAGCATTAACCCTGTCAACCATAGGGATATAAGGTGTAAAGTTGAATTTCACACCAGCTTCCATTCCGAGAATCTTGGAAAGCTTATCCATTTCCTGATCGTGCCAATTCATTGCATCAGTGCGTGAGCCAGATTCTTTCTCAGAGTCAGATGCAATTTTATTCCACACAACGATAGAATTCAGAATCTTGGTGATTTCGATTGCTGTTTTCTTGGAGACTTTAGACATTTTTTACTTTCAGAATTTGTTGCGATAACGAATTATAAACGAGTTCTAAAAAGACTGTCAATGATTACTTGACTAGAATGTAAGGTTTATTCCACTTCCCAATGTTCACATCAATGTACCAACCAACATCGAAATAGTCTGTTTGAACATCAGAGTCATCATGATTGCCAATGTTCATTACATCAATCACTTCCCTCAAAAAGTCCCTAGCAGTTCCACTATGTTGACGTTCGAAATGGTACGGATTCACGCTGATATGTGATGTGCGTTGTGCGGTGTCATGATAGGGATTAGAGTAACGAAGAATTTCAGAACAAACGTTGTAGTGGTCTTCCATGAAATCAATGCTTCCAGACTTGACGTTGAGCACCAGAGTCATGTGATTGGATATCGCCAGAGAACCTTTGATGCCATATTTTTTTAATATAGCCTTGATTGCTGGAGCCTTGGACAATTTGTTAGCTTGAGAAACGTATGCCATGATTAAGCCTCATTAATTTGAACGTTGAAACCACTCCATGTACCACTCAAACCGACAGTGGCTTTATCAGCAGCACCAGAACCTTTTTGCATATTCCTGAGTGCTGTTAGAGATTGTTGTACTGCAATATTGACATTCGTAAAATCACCCACACCTTTGTTTATTTGTGTGGTAGTGGAGTAAAAACAAACTCCATTGACAATCAGACGGTACTTCATTTTGATTTCCAGTTTTTGTTGCGATAACGAATTATAGATCAATACCAAAAACCCTGTCAACTGTAAGGTCTTTGACTCTGAAAATATATCCAGTTTTTGTGTAGACCTTCGTGCCTAGTTCTGAGCATTCCTTTGTGACAGCATCAGGATACCCTTTGCGTGGACCTAGATCGATCACAGAGAGGTTTTTGGAGTCTGTTGGTAGGATTGCTATTGGTGATGATAGATTGAACATTGTGAGCCTCTTAGCAGGGATTTGGTACATTGGCGAATTTGTTAAAGTTGTACCATGAACCAGTGAAGATTGTTTTTTTCTTGGAACCTACAGTTTTTACCACTACTTTATCAACGTACACATGATATTCAAATTCTTGTCCAGAATCTTTTGTGTTTGTTGGAAAGAGGTAAATCCCACCAGTTTCATCTTTGAAGTTTGATACAAGTGATGCAGCGAGACAACCCATACCATTTGAGATTTTCTTTGATGATTCGTTGTAACCATTGACTACTACACGGTCTTTCAAGAACTCACCTAGCTCTTTTCCATGACCATTTATATAACCGTCAAATTGCCGATACATACAAAGCAATTTAGCATTGTTTTCGTTATACACATAAGTTAGTGAGCGTGTTCCCATGATTTTCTTTCAGAGTTTTATTGCGATGACTGATTGTATCATAGTCTCAAAAAGACTGTCAACCAATACTTGAGTAACTTGTAGGGTTATTTGTTTTTACGATCAATGACTGATGAAGTACCCATTAGAACGATACCAATAGACGCAAAGCCCCAGAGCATAGGCAATTGATCATCAGTGGCATCATCAAATGATCCTGATACACTGAAAAGCATTAGAAGTCCGATAATAAATTGTGTCATTATTCGCATCCATCAATATATTTTTCAATCGCATTAATTATTTTACCTTGTGGACCATAACCATCAGCAGTAATATAGTTAGTGACTTCGTTTACTTTATACAATAATTCCATTAATTCTTTTTTGGATACTGTTATAGATTGAGGTAGTGTGATATCATTTTTAACAGCATATTCACACAATTCATCATCTTCAAGACCATTAAAATATTGTCTTTCACTATCAATATAATAATCTTTTAATTCTTTATTAGACAATCTGTTAAAAGATGTTTCAAGAATAGTTTCGAGTAGTAATTTACGATCTATTTTCATTCTATTCTTCCTTGAAATATTCTTCATTTTCATTATACACATCATATTCATAATCGTCACCAGAGACACTAGCAATGTCCCTAGCAAGATCATCCAATGTGTAACCAGTATCATCATTAACGTCTTCTAGAGGATTCGTAGAGACTATTAGAGGGTTATTAGTGTTCATATATTATTCCTTATCATTCCAGACACCGAATTATAACAATGTCTTTGTATTGTTGTCAAGTGTTATTTCTAGACGTTTCTCTCTATTTTTAATACATTCTTCAATTGATTTATAATATTCTTCGATTGCTTTGTCATACTGTCGTGGAAATAATGGAGCATGTGAATGTATTCCACTAGAAGTATTACTGAGAATGCTGAGAGTTCCACGAGGTTTAATTGTAATCATAATTATCCCCTCACATAAGAATTAGTTTCTTGACCAGTGACAGGACAGATAAAATAATAAACGTCCAAACCTTCTATACTTTCTTCGACGTTAACAAATTCAACATCTTCAACGTTATGTTCCTCACCACATTCATTACATATAACAATCATTTTAATCTTTCAATAGCCGCATCAATAGCGGCATCAACATCGTCACACGCATCCATGCGTCCACATTCTATCCAGAGACTGTTGGAACCTCTGTCACATAACCACCGATACCGAGCAGCATCAAGGCTTAATGATTCAAGATCATCAGCTTGTTCATTGTACATGACTTTCACCGCTGCCAACCTTGATGTAAGTACTTCAATCTCCTGTTTTAGTGCTGACATTTCAAAGTCAACAGTCGCATTTGCAGTGGCTTTCCACATTTCCACTTCGTCTAGTAGTGATTCAATCTTTGCATCTAGATCCCGCTGATTTACTTCGTACTGTGCAATTTCAAGTTCTTGGTCTTTGATAATTGCATACAGTTCTTGATGCATTGGTAAGTTTGTTTCTGTTGTCATTTCAAATCCCTTTTGTTACTTGAATTGTACCTGTTTTCCAGTGAATATCACAATTTCATTTGTATCTTTTGTTGTGATTATAACACCACGTTGGGCTTTAAAATGTTGACCAATAGTTAATTCTATGTTACGCCCTGTTGGTGTAATGTAAACGAACCGAGTTTTTGTCTTACCGACACCAGTGGGAATTCTGGGCATAGAATGATAAGTCGCACCAGCAAGACCCAAAAGACCCATGAAACGCCGAAATTCAGGACCGTGGGCTTGTTTGTATCCCTTGGCATAGTGACGCACATACAGATGACAAATTTCGTGAGGAATAGTATTACCAAAAATTTCATCAGGATGTTTCTCCAAATATTCCTTGGAGATATCGATTTGGTCTTTGTAGTTATATGCTTGACCAGCCACCCCTGTCCTGAGAGTCTTAACAATCACATCGATGTTAATGATAGGATAACCCTTACGAGCCAGTGTTTCTTGGACTTGTTCCACTTTTTCCATCACTGTCATTACTGTCATTTTATTCTCCGATTTCGTTTCGATAAGGAATTATAACATGCTTCAAAAAAGACTGTCAACGAATACTTGAGTGACTTGTAGGGTCTTTTTGATAAATTATATAAATAAACAGTCAACAAAAATGTCCTTCGCGGTACGCCAATACCCAAGGACTCTAACACTTTCAAGGAGTATCAGCATGGATATTTATTCACCAGAGTTTCGTTACTACATTTATGCTTATTTGCGTGATGATGGAACACCTTATTATATTGGTAAAGGAACTAAAAAGAGAGCATGGGATAGAGAACACACAACAAAACCACCAAAAGACAAAACAAAAATTATTATCATGGAAAATAATTTGTCAGAAATAGGTGCTTTATCATTAGAAAGATTTTATATTCGTTGGTATGGCAGAAAAGATAATAATACTGGAATATTAAGAAATAAAACTGATGGTGGTGAAGGGACTTCTGGATCTATTAGGTCAGAGAAATTAAAATTACACCAAGCAGAAAAAATATCAAAAGAATGGGTTGTAATGTCTCCTAATGGTGAAGAATTTAACATTATCAATTTACAAAAATTTTGTAGAGAGAATAATCTAACCCCATCTAATATGAACCAAGTGTCAAATAAACTTAATCTTCATCATAAAGGTTGGCAATGTAGAAAAGTTGATAGATTTTATGAATTTTATGACTTTAATTATTTAATTAATAAACGTACATCATCAAGATCATATAAAGTCACATCACCTTATAATGAGGAATTTATAGTACACAACTTAGCAGTTTTTTGTTCAAATATAAAAATAAACAAAAACCCACTATATGAAGTTGCGTCTGGAGTTAGAAATCATTATAAAGGTTGGAAATGTGAATTTATCAACCAATAGTATAACTAACAAACTTTATCCCATAATTTGCTATCATACGTTCACAAATTTTACAAGGTTTTGCTAATTTTGGATTACCCTTTGTATCATATCTTTCTATTTTAATAGAATGTATTTTACGCAGCTTGGATTTAATAATAGCAGCTACTTCTGCGTGAAGTTTTATCTTTTCTGGTAGTCCGACCTCTTTACCCAATTTAGCCATTATTGGATGACTTTTTTCATAGGAATTCAGGCTTGTTGCAATAATCCTGCCATGTTTGTCCATTGTCGTTGCTTTGACAATATGTTTTTTGTCAGACATTATTTCCCAACCGTTAGAAGATAATTAAGAAATTTACCTGTTAAATCAATCATAATAAGAATTGATATGATTGGTGCAAAAAGCGCAAATAAAAACACAAAAATAACTTCTTTTTGATGAAAAGACCTACAAACCAAAACAGCTTGTGTTAGCGCATATAACCAATAAACAATACCAATAAGTAATGTCATTTTAATACCTTTTAAGAAATGAAGTGTTTCACGCGAAAGTCACGGTACTCAACTTCCTCAGTAATATACCCACCAGAGGCAATTAGAGGACCACCAGAGGCATCAATGTAACGGAACCCATGCCAGCACCCTTGAGTATGAATAACGTCCTCTGTAGCTCC